TGTTGCGGAAACTCGTTTCCGATCCTTTGAGGCCCCCCTATGGGGTGACTGACGGCCCTCGTGACGCGTCACAGGCCGGTGCCCCCTGCCGCTCCCGACGCCAGAGCTCACGCGCATCATCCCGCGCGATCCAGTGAGCATTGACCAGCGTCACAAGCGCATCCTCAGATCGACCACACCGCAGCAATCGTGTTGCCGCCTGCATTGCACGCGCTGCACGCAGCAACGCCTGGCGCTCAACGCGCATCAAAGGATTGGCTCATTGTCCAAGCCAGCCATAAACACGCCAAAGGCGAAGCCAGCGCCAACGCCAACGAGGAACGCGACCAGAGCGGCGAGACCAATGGTTACGAACATGACGGCTCACTCACCCTTGCCCGTGCGTATAGCGTGGCAGTCATGACAGAGTGCACGTAGATTGCGCTCAACCATTCGTAGGTCAGGATGATCCGCCACCTTGAGGATGTGATGCGGCTCCGTGGCTGGCCGTGTGATGCCTTGCTCTGCACAGTCCATGCACAACGGATGCGCTGACAGATAGCCGATCCGGAACTTGCGCCAGGCCCAGTCATAGCCGCGTTCGTTGGACGGGAGGCGACGCTGATTGCGCTCCCGTGCTGCTACCTGGCGCACGGTGGCGGCCCACGGTGGAGCGTGCAGAGGCGGACGGTTAGGCATAAACAATGACTTCGTTACAGGTTGCGCGTATAATGTCGCACTGCAACATTATGGACGCGGACCATGAAACTGATGACATTTGCCGCCCTGCTGAGCGCGGGGTTTCTGGCGGCTTGCGCCGGAACTCCCGACCGTGGCTACCAGTTCGCGACGCTGCCCACCTGGCAGGACCTTCACCCGGGCGAAGCGCCTTACACTGTGACGGTGGAGAGTGCGCCCGGCGGCATACAGTGCCAGAACGAGACGGCTTACTGGCACTCCGGCGCCAGCCCGATCGTCCGGCGGTGCTATTTCACTGACCACTGACAAATTGGATGCTAAGGATTCGGGTGCTCGCAATGAGCCAGTGATAGGTTTTTGTGACGCAACACCGGCCCGCGTGTCAAGCGGCATGTGATGAGACTGGCCGGCGCCGACCCTCCACATGATCCGCCAGTGCCTTCAATCCATCCTGGACTGCGGCCCTTGCGGTTGCCTCCCGGACGTGTCGCTTCGCGGCCATGCCGGTCACTGTGCCGCCGTAGCAGACCCATAGAACCGGCCACCAAAGCTCACCAAGATTGGCCGCTGCACGACGCACGAACCCAGCGGCCTTGATCTGAATCTCCGTGATGGCGTGGCGGTTGAACCAATTGACATGCCCCACGGCCTCTGGCGCGCCGACCATGGTTGGCGACAAGCGCTCCAAGTGTGCACGGAGGATTTCCGCCGCCTCTACTTCGTCCCCGGTAATGGAGCCGGCGCGCAACAGTGCGGTCAACGGGTCCGCACGGACGGCGCGTCGAATGCGGCGGTTCGGGCTTGCCGGGTCCGGACCTTCAGTGAGCTCCACGTCCGGAGTTCGGATGATTTTGCCCTTATGGTCTCGAACGGGACGGCGGCGGAGGGACGGCCCAAAGTCAACGCCCGACCAATCCCGGTTGTGCCTGGCCGAGCTCACCGTGCGCTTTACAAGCCGGCGGGACCTGGCGGCCGACGGGACCGCCTTCATCGGAGCCGGGCGGGACTCTGGCGACGGCTCCGCCGTGGCAGGCCGTGGAGGCGGTGTCAGACGATCCCAACGCCACGCATGCACTACCGCGCCGTCCGGGAGCTCCGCGGCCGTCACGCGCGCGCAAATGAGCCTGAAGCGGGATTGCGCCGGGGAGCCGACCCGGGTCAGCCGAACAACCTGGACGATCCGGTAGAACATCGGCCGATTGGCCTGGCCAGCGGCCATGAACGCGCCGACCTCGGGCGTACCGTCAAGGAAGCGTGCCCGGAGCGTGACAACGGTTCGAAACTCCGTCACGGCGTGCCGTCCCCGGGAATACGCATGAGGCCAAGCTCCTTCAGGTCCCCGTCCGCCAGCGTCTCGATGGTCAGGCTGCTATCCATGATTAAGAGCCCGGGCGCCTGGCGGCCGGCACTTTCCCACGCGGCTTGCCACGCACGCCTGAAGTGAGCCGCGGTTTCCGCGGAGACCAGCCTACTGCTGTGCATGATGTAGAGCCCGATCGCGCCTGGCGCCGGCTCAAGGCGCGCAATGTGCACGGTCATGTCCTCAGTCATGGGCAGGCTCCGTGATGGTGGCAGGCTTCCCACCAGGTTGTTCACCCGATGGTTCAGCACCGAGGCCGAGCTCAAGGCTCCGGAGCCGGACGCCAAGCACGAAAGCCGCGTCATCATGTTTGGCTTCCATCGCACCCTTGAGCGCCTGGTGATAGGCGGCAATGAGCTCCGGGCGGGTCATAGTGACACCCGACGCCGCGCGCGGAATTGCCGTTGGCGTTCCGCGTGACAGATCAAGCAACGGCGCCAGCGCTTGCCCGTCCGTGAATGCCGGACCTCAACCGTGTTTTTCCGGTGCAGCGCGTGCCCTTTGCGGCATCGGGTCATGGTCCGGCCTTCGCCGGCTCCGGCTCCGCGCCATTGACGCGCCGCTTCGCACGCGGCGTTGAGCACGGACAATCCTCACCGAACCGTGGCGTCCACTCGCCATGAGCGCGACGCACCTGGAAAGCGTCGCATCCGGTGCACCACCGCCGGAGCCCGACCTCTATCCATTCATGGTCCCGGCCGGCGGTCATGGCGCACGAGCTCTCGGCAAGGTTGCGGCGGCCGGCGGCTCCGCCAGGCTGAGCCATTGCCACTTCAGATCGCCGGCGAACTCCGCCGTCCATCGTTGGCCATCCCGGTCCTTCCAGACGTCAATCCCGGGATGCCACAGAAGCACGCGCTCCCCGAGATGGGTCCGGAGGCGGTGCCAGCCTTGATCCGGGACGTGCTCCGGCGGCGGACGCATGACCACCATGTTCGCGCCCCGCTGAGCCTGCCGGCGATCCCAGGACATCATAGCAACCGCCCGGCGTCTTTATCCCAACGGTAGCAGTCGATGACTTCCAAGAGCTCCCTGAGCATCCCGTTATCATGCGGGATGACTGGCATTACGGAGAGCTCTACGCGGCCATTCAATCTCCGCACATAGGGAGTTGCGGCGGCTTCCAAGGCGGCACACTGGCGCACGATGCCGCCGACCGTGCTAACAGTAGGCTTGATTTCATAGAGGTAAACACGAACCCACTGTTTATAGGACCGTCCGGGCGGCGGAGCTCCCGACCAATAGATTTCAGCGATGTCCGCGAACGCCCGTATTCCGCCACGGAGGGCCAAGACAGGCCACTCAAAATGAACATCCCGGGTCCATGACCCGTAACTGTCCGGGATCGAATGGAACCGCCACACCGCCAGGTGCATTGCATCATGCCCGGCATCCCGCCGGAGAGCGTCCTCGTGCCATCCGCTAGGCGTTACCATTGCCGCCCCTCCATCGTCAGTGTTCGTCAGTCTCAGTCGTCAGTCTGCGGCTTCGAGGTGGAGTCTTTCGTCAGTCTCAATGGCCTTTACGGCCATAGACTGACGAAGAACCCCTCCGCCGGGGCTGTTTCCCGGGCAAATCGTCAGTCCATCGTCATTCTTTTCGTCAGTCTCCCTAGTCGTAGGAGGTGCCCGGCCGGTTGACCTCATTGACCCGGAGCGCCCCGCGACTGTTGCGTGATCCGGTCCATTTCCGGTCCTGAAAGAGCACCTTGTTGGCGAGCCAGATGCGGATGATTTCCGCCGCCTGGCCGTCCGTCTTACCGAACAAGTCGCAGAGGACACGGCCGCCCCAACGCTTTGATTGTTTCGCCCATGTGTATGCATCACCGTTCTCCATGCCTGCCGCGATCCGGTCGAGCGCCAGGTTGCAATCAGCGGTTGAGAGGTTTTCTAGGGGGGATTCCGGGCGCCATCGCTCAATGACGCCGACGCTGTCCCCGTGAGGATGCTTCTCGGTGCCATTGTCCAAGGCGACGGTGTTGAGGTGGAACCATGAAGCGGTCCCGGCCCGCGGCGCCAAATTCGCCTTGGCGTCATCCAGCCTCACGTAGGACAAGCGCTCGTCCGCCGGGATGCCGAGGCCTTCGGCCTCCGCCTCCACCATTGGCGTCAGCAACAGGCCGACGCGAGCGCTATCGGACAGCGCCTTGGCGCCGCGCGCGGCCTCAATCGACTCGATGACGCCCTTGCGGACGTGATGGCATAGGAGGACGGCGCAGTTGCCGAGCCTGGCCACGCGCCGCCAGGCCGCCGCCGCTTTGACCATTTGTGGATTGCTGTTCTCTTCCAACGAGTGAGACTCCGCGAACGGATCAACCGCGAGGACGCCAATATTCTCCCGCAACACGCGGTCAATGATGGCGTTCTGGTCCGGGTGAATGACCTCAAAGCCGTCCTCGGACGCAGAGGCTATGGTCACTGTCTGATCCGCCGGGGACATAAAGAACCGCCCGGCCAGGTCAGTGTCATTGACGTTGTAATACTTGCCGAGCGCCGCGAGCCTGCGATCGACCTCTTCCTCCGGGTCCTCAAGGTTCAATAATGCCGTGTTGCATTGTTCGTGGATTTTGACGCCGAGCAACGGCCGGTTGATTGCTATGGAAACACAGAGCGCGAGCACGAGTGAGGATTTGCCAGTCCCACCGGCGGCCACAAGCAACGTGACGTAGTTTCGCACGAGGTGCGTGCCGTAAATCCAATCACGCGGCGGAATGTCACGCGGGTCCTTCATGTGCGCCGCCTGCAAGCGGAACGGTCCCGGCGGATGGACAACCTCAAGGTGCGCTTGCTCTTTGCTTTCGATGCGTCCGGGCTTGGTCGTGAAATCAGGCGGAGCGGCCATAACTCACCCCCAATTTTCCACGTCGCCGCGGTTGTGCGGCTTTCCAAACTGAAGTCAGCAATGGCGCGAGCAATTCCTCCACAATCCAAATGCCGCGGCGCTCACAAGCGTCCTCCGCCGCTCTGCGGATGGCCTCCGCCGGCATGCCGGAGGCGCACAAGCGCCAGGTGCACCGGCGCACCAATTCAACGCCCTCCGTTGCGGCGCGCATGGCGTCTGCCCATTCAGCGTCAGCCGCCATGATGATTTCATGGTCCGTCGCCTGGCATTGCTCCCCGAAACCAAGGGCGGCGGTGAAGGCCTCCGTTCTACAGGTGAGTAATTCCGGGTCCCGTGGCGCGAGCAGGTGCTCCACCGCGAGGTCCCGCGCATAGAGGCGGTGACACTCTCTGATCCAATGGATGCGTGACGCCGGCGTTGACGTTGCCACGGACGGCGCAACCGGATCACGGAGGATGGATTGAACCAATGGCATGTCAGTTCGGCCTCCCGGCCGCCGGACTGCTGACGTGCACTGCGGCGGCGCGAGCCGTGCGGCTTTCACCCCATCGTTCACGCACGACGCGCCGCAACTGTTGCGGACATTTGTCGATTGTGGCGTCCGCGTCCGCGAGAGTGTTCGATGCAAAGGCGATGATGGCGCCAAGGCTCTCACCATGAGCACAGAGCGCAACGTCCGGCTCTAAGCCGGCGCATGCCATCTGCAACAAGTTGTAGAGCTCCATGGCGTCCGCAATCTTGGCCTCTTCCGCGTCCTGGCCGCTCATGACGGCAGTCCGAGCGCGCGGTAATGGAACGCCACGCGGAGCGGCGACATAGCGAAGAGCGCTGCTACGGCCGCCACCGTCGGCGTGGCGCGCCCGGCCTCATGCTCACGGCGGATGTAGTCAGCGATAGTGGCGCGACGCTTCTCCCCACGGTGCTCCACCTGGCGCATCGTGGTGACCTCCGCGCGCGTCCGCGGCTTCACGTTAAAACCTCCCGCTCCACCGCGTCCGCCATGCGCCGGAGCTCTTCCCCGAGCTCACGCGCCCTGGCCGGTGTGAGCCGGACGCAACCGTTCGGCGTCCGCACGGTGAGCGTTGACGCGTGCCAATGGAGCTCCACAATGCGGTTGCCCGCCTCAACGAACAGGTGCGCGCCGTGGAACGGGTCACGTTCACTAGCAAACGGGCGGAGCCCGCAAACGGCCGCGCCAGGACCGCTGACGGCTTGCTCAGCGGCGTCACGGCCGCCCGGCGGATAACCGCCCCGCGGAGAGGCCGTCATAGCGCCATGGCCGCGGCCAGGCGGCCCGGGCGGACCTTTGCCATTTGCCGCTTGAACAGTGCCAATCCGAGATCCTCGCGCTTGCGGTTGACCCGCGGCAGGTCCTCCCAACTGAGTAACGAAATCCCACGCGGTGCTGCCCATGCGGCAACGGCCTCAAATCCGGCTTCCACCGGGTCCGCCGGCTCGGCCGCCGCCGGCACGACCGTCCTGAAGGCGCTGGCGCCGGGTGCCGTCTTTCCCGCCTTGGCGCGGCAGTCGGCGCACTTGCCGATACCCTCAATGAACTCGATCCCCGGGCGGAAGCGCCGGCACGTGCTGCACCGTGTTGACACGGTTGGCACATGCGGGTCAGTGACCGTGAGCGGTGTCGCGTCGGGTCCGTCACACTTGAGTGCCGGTGCGGCTACTGCCGGAACGCTTGATGGGCTTGACCGGCTTTCCTCAACGGGTTGCACGTGAAGGCCAGGCGGCGCCACGTCCGCCGGCGCCCGGTTAACGACCGGCGCCGGCGGTGCGGCCATAAGCCTCGGCGCCGAGAGCGCGGGGACATCCGCCCATGCGGAGACGAACTCCACGAGCGGGGAGAGGCGTGACTCCACCGTGAGCAACGCGTCTTGGCGCTCGCGTATCTCGCTTTTCAGTTTGGCGATGGCCGCATGGTGACGGTCGATTTCCGCCCGCGCCTTGTCGAGAAGCCTGGCGCCAGGATCAATCTTGACGGGAGAGTTGACGTGCCGCCCGGTATGGCCGAACGCGCGACCGCAATAGCAGAGCTTGCCCGCGGTCGTCTTGGCGCTGACGTGCCGGCCGCGCGGCGCCTTGGTCATGCGCTGATCCTCCGGCGGGTCGGGAGGCGGTTCGAAGCCGGTAGGCCCTCTGAGTTAGCACTGTAGGCCCTATGTCGAACCAAGGCGCACGTGAGACACCGCCCGGTGTCGGGACGGTCCCGGCCGCGGATGGTGAAGCCGCCCGGGACGGTTTCGCGCGCATAGGCCTGCCCGGGCTTGATCCAGGTGGCGGGAGCTCCACACTTACAGCGACGCGCGGTGAATTGTGCGGTGAGCTCCGCTTGCCAGGTGGCGAGAGCGGCGCAGTCCGGACCCGCAATGCGCGCCGCGGCCGTCATGGTGGCGCGGTGTCCGGGTTGGCGCACGCGCTGCACAGATTGTCCCGGACCCAGAAGCACGGCTTTCCGGTGCGTTCAATGCATCCGGTGCAGTCATCATCCGTGCAACCGCAGACGACGCATGCCATCGGCGCATCGGCCACAAGCCCGGACGGCCGGCGCCAGATTGCCGGCTCTTGCCACGGGAGGGTCACGCCGACACCGCCTCATTGCCCCACACGGCCCAACCAAGCCGCGGGCCGCGCGCGAAGAGCTCCACGGCAGGGACGTTGGGGAACATTTCTTCGATCATTTCCGCGAACGCGGCCGGCTTCTCACTGTGCCGGCCAAGTGCGGCCTCAATCACGGAGGAATACTGTTCACCTGGCGCCGGCGCCGGCACGTTGCCGCGGGTCCCTACAAGCAAGAGCTCATGGCGGTTGCGGAACCAATAACCTGTCCCGTCATGGTCCTTCCGCCAGACGCAATGGGATTTATAGGTGAAGCCCCACGCCTCCATAACAGTGAGCGCTTGGGGTAGCATCGGCGTTGTGGCCCAGAGGAAGAGCACCGCATCATCCGCCGCGGGCACCTGCATGGCGCAGATGCGTTCAACCGGCTCCGTTGGGTAGTGATTGTCCGCGGCACGATCCATGCCGGTGTCACGGGAATACGGCTCAAAACGCCACGGCGGGTCAGCATAGACCACGCCGAACACTTTACTCCCGAGCTCCGCGGAGGCGGCTTCCGTAGCGCCTGCGAGCTCTTGCTCACGTTGCTTGCGCTTGCGGCGTTTGACCTCATTGCGGACCGCCCGCACCGCCGGAGGATTGCCGGTCTCGCACGCTTTCTGTTGCGCCTGATCTAACAGTTGGTCCGCCTCAACTGTTGAGAGACTTAGAACCTCAAGATGATGGGAATACGGAACCAAGGCTCGACGTCGGGCCTTCGGAAAGGTTTTGCAACATTGCGCCGCCAGCTTGCAGGTTGTTAATGCGGGTCCGCTCCATCCATCCGCGGTGACGGTTGCTACACGATCCGCCTCATCCCATGGCCCATATAGCCACCATTCACCGACGAGCCAGCCGACGCCGCGATGGAGCTCACCTATGATTTGCCCGGCCTCTCTCCACTGCTTGAGTGACATGCCCCGTGGTAGCTCAAGGACCCTCTCACGAGCTTCACCACGCCACCGGAATAGATCATCTAGATCATGCGCGGTCATTGAGCCGTCAGGCATTGTAGCCTCCCGTCATAGTCCGCGCTCCCGCAAGATGGCTTTGATGGCAAATGAATATCGTTGCCGCGCGGTCATGATGTGGGAGCGCACATGCAGGTCATAGAGCCCGCCCAAATCATCCAGGCGCAGGCCTTCGCGTATTGGAGGCTCACCACTTACGAACACGATGTGATAGTGAACGCACTCCGCCGGGAACAACGGCAGGGACGTGCGAAGCAACGCCGGGATGGCAGTCAAGTCAGTCCTGAAGCGTCGGAGCGCGCCGGAGTCATGCAACGTGCCGCGCTTGACCTCCAATGCGACCAGCCATCCGGCATCGAGTATTTCAAATTGAACATCCGGGACGCGCTGCAAGCGTCGATTGACCGGGAGTAATCGTAAATGCGCCGCCTGTTCAACGGCGTCCATAATGGCCGCCTCAATGATGGCGCCTTCCCGTTTGACAGCGGACGAACAGAGGGAAACGCGGAAGCTATCCCCGGCGTCGAAAAGCGGGTCCTGGTCGAACTGAGCAACGCGCAACGTCTCAATCGTGCGCTGTATCTGTGCGTCGGCGCGCGGGATGCCGGTGAGATCGACCGGCATTAGGTGAGGGACCGCACGCGCCATCACGCCATCACCTGCATGGGACGGGTCAGGCCCCACGCCCGGACCGTCTCAAAGACCTGGTCTTTATTCCAGCAGACTTTACACTCGCACTCCGCCCGGATCATGTCCTGGATGAAATCCGTTTCGCCATCAGTCAGCTTGCCGTCCCCGACTTTGAGCTCAAGCGCAAACCCGCGGCTCCGGTGCCAGAACAGATAATCTAGAATTCCGCCGCGAATCCCTCGGCGTAGCCGCTTCTTGGCCTCTAAGACGCCAATGGGGACGCCATGCCGGCCGATCCGCATGTCGAGCGTGTGCGCGTGATCGACCGCGCGCCAGCACACCTCCGGCAACAGGATGATCGCGAACATATCGGAACACTGGATTTGGAGCTCATGCTCGTCCGGCATATCGGGGACGAGCACGAGGGGAGCGCGCGCCGACACGGCGCGCTACACGGGAAGCTGCGCTTCCTCAACTGCGGCAGGCTTGGCCTTACGCCCCTTGCCGTTGCTGGCGCCATTGACCGCGCCGTTGAGCTTGACCTTGTCCGCTGGCACGCCGGCATTCGCGCCGAGCTCCCCGGCGAGCTGCTTTTGCCCGGCGAGCCATGTCTTATGACCCTTCGCCCATTCACGATCCCAAGCCACATGCTCGCGTGACCCGGCCAGGTGCGGATTCTCGGTCCGTTCCCGTCCGGAGCGCCCGGCCGATAGGCCTGCGTCACCGGCCTCCCATTCCTGTTGATCCGCCCGCGCCGAGTCGGGGACCTTCGGGTAGGAGTCTTCCCCCCACATATCGGCCTGCGTGCCGAGCGGTATTTCGGCCCACTTCGCGTAGCGGATCAGGTTGCGGAATTGGAGCTCCGCCTCGTCCGAGTCGAGGCGAGCGAAGCCCTGCATGAGCCTCAGCGCGTCCAGGTCGATCCCGTCCCCCTTGGCGGCCTTCTTGCAGCGCGCCAGAGCCATGCCGCTGTCTTTATGGGCAGCGGCGGCGTCACGGATCGTCCGGTAATGGCGGAGGAAGGTCTCCGGCGGCACGTTGTGCGACTGAGTTTCTGCGAGTGACGCGACCATGGGGTACCCTCCCCGGTTTGATGTGGCTGGTCGGCTAGGCGGCCTTACGGCAAGCCGTTCGCTTGGTTCGTTGGCCCTTGGGAGGCGGCCATAGGTCCGGCCGCAATTCATACCGCTCGATTTTAAGCAAGCGCTCCACGGTGATGACCGTCTCCGGGGATGGCTGGCGGACGCCGCGGCAGTAGGCCCGATAGGACGCCATTGTGACGCCCGCCGCGACGGCGAAGAGTTCGCCGGATATTCCCCGCTGTTCCAATATCTCCTTCAGCGGGACCGTATAGATGATTTCCCGGTCCATGGAGCCCATCGTATTGAAACTCACCGTGCCAATGCAAGAGGGACGATTTCGAGTCGGCCTCCCTTGCAGGATTGCTACCGGCTGTTCCATACATTGCGGCCATGGGTCGCATCACAAAGCCGGAGTCACTTCGGAGCGGGTTTGCTCGCCGGCTGCGCCAGGTGCGCGCTGTTTACGGTGCTTCTCAGGGAAAGCCCGGGCTCTCTCAAGCGGATTTCGTGCGCGCGCTTGGTATCCACATCACGGCCGCCGCATACCGCCGGTACGACAACGGACGCATCGAGCCGCCGATGAAAGTCCTGGCCGCGGTGCGCCGGCTGACCGGGATTTCCCTGGATTACCTGATCTGCGGCCTCCCCGCCGGCGTGGCGGACCTGGTCACGCCCAGTCACGAGGAAATCACGCCCGGGATGCGTCTGCGATGGACCCGGAGACTATTGGAGCCGTCGATTGAGCGGATTGCCCACGTGATGCAGGTCACGCCGGATCAATGGCAGCGGTATGAGGACGGGACTGACCCGGTCCCCGTACGGATCGGGATTGAAACCGCGCTTCGCTTCGGGATTTCCCTGGATTTTCTGTATCTTGGGAGCCTGGCGGACAGTATTGAGCCCAAACTCCTGACCGCTCTGCTGGCGGCCCATCCGGAACTCCGGGAAGTGACAGACCAGGCTCCGGATACACAATCAGCGTCAGACGTTGACCAATCCGGTTCCGCTTCCGACGCCAGCAATCACACGCCTCAGCATGACGGCAATATGTGCCGGTAAGCGACTCGGCAGACGCCTCCGACGCATTGAGCGCGCGCGCTTGAGCCATATTGCCTTCCTTCCCATACCTTGACGCTGCGCCATTGACGCCGCGGCCCGCTAACTGTTCCACCTTATAAACTTTGCGACAAGTCAAGAGTGTGCGCCGGTTCCAGCATGCCGACAAGCGTGACTTACTTCCGTTATATTTGTGTTAATCATAGACATTACTATGACTTGCGTAACTACATTCTGTTATTATCTTAGAAATACCGCATTATTAATTCTATCCGACCGGCGTCAATCAGGCCGTTGACGGATGATACCGGCGGTTTCACACTGATGGAAGCGCTGCCGCCGGATTGCAACCGTCAAGGCCACCGCGGCTGCACCCGGCAAGCACAGCCTCAACTGGCAGAGATGGGCACAGATGGAACTTCAGCTAGAGCGGACCCTGAACACGGCACTCGTTGGCGATCTCCCGGTTGCCTTGTGGCGCGTCATGGGCGGGGACGGCGTGGAGCTTGGTATCGCCTTTATCGCGGAAATCATCGCGGTCCCGCCGGTTTACGTGCTCTCCGCCGACATGACCCGGCGCATGCTGGCCATGGAACTCGCGGAGCCCCACGCGACTATCCGTGTGCAACCAACGGACAAGATCATTGAGGCCAACGGTGCGCCGGCCCGGCTATGGCTCGGGCGCTCCAGCAAGGGCCTCATGATCGGCGCGTTTATCTGCACGATTGCGGCTTCTGACCCGGACCTGAAAGCACTGCTTGAGGTGGAGCTCCGCTCTGTTGATGTCCGCACGGTCCTGGACGAACTCGCCGTGCCGGATGCTGACGTGACGCGCCTGCTATCCACCGACCAGGCGCTCCGGTGATGAAGCACGCGGCTGCACCCGTGCGCGCCGGCGATACTGTGCCGCTCCGGGATCAAATGGCGTGCGTCACGCGTGAGCTTGCGATGCGCCGGCGCGTCTATCCGCGCTTCGTCAGCCAAGGCCGCATGACCGTCGAGGAAGCCACGCGCGAGGCGTGGCATATGCAAGCGGTCCTGGACACCCTCCGCGCGCTCACTGGTCAGCCAACCGCCACGCAACCGGACATGCTCGCGGAGGCGCCGCAATGACCATCACGGCGCCGGGCATCTATGACGGCATGAAGGAACTGGAATATCACGCGGACCCGTGCGTTTTACCGTCACTGTCACGCTCCATTGCCGTGACGATCATCGGGGCGAGCCCGGCGCACGCCTACGCTGAGCATCCGCGCCTCGGTGGAACTCCCAAAACGTCCATCGGCTCCGGCGACGAAGACATGGATGTGGGGAGCGCGATCCATGCCGCGTTCCTTCAGGGTGAGGATCGAATAGCGCACTGCCCGGTTGACGCCTGGCGCAGCAATGCGGCCAAGGCCATGAAGGCGGACGCCCTGGCCGCCGGCAAGATACCGCTCAAGACGGCGGCCTATGATAACGCCATGCGCTCCATCTCAGCGTTGCGGAAATGGCAGGCCCGGACTGGCATGTTCACAGATGGCAAGGCTGAGCAGAGCGTGTTTTGGCAAGAGGACCCGGAGCTATGGTGCCGGGCTCGGCTTGATTGGTTGCCGGATGATCCGGCGGCGCCGCTTCTCGATTTGAAAACGACCGGCGGCCTGGCGACGCCCCAAGCGTGGGGACGCGCCTGTTTCGAGCACGGCGCCGACATCCAAGCGTCAATGTATCCCCGCGGTGTGGAGCACATCCGCGGGGAGCCGCCCGCCGGCGTCCTGTTCGTGGTCGTAGAAACGAGCCCGCCGCATGCGGTCCGCGTGTTCGGGATGGACCCGGTGGCGGAAGAGGTCGGCCGTGCCAAGTCTCAGGCGGCCCGCGCTGCATGGTCGCAGTGCCTCCGTGAGCACCGTGCACGCGTGGAGCTCCGCCAGGACCCGGCGGAGGCCTGGCCGTCTTATCCACCAGAGATTGAATGGATTCTCCCGCCGCCGTGGGTCGTGCGCGCATGGGAGGAAACCAAGATCGGCGGCATCGGGCGCGCCGTGGAGGACCCGGGCTTGATCGAGCGGATGATAAAAGCGGGAAATATGGGAGGGTAGGACATGAAGCAGTTTATCGTGCGGATTGGATGCCAGGATTACACGGTCGAGAAAGCTGACGCGGTAGCACTACTGGACATTGCCTCACGCATGAAAGCGGTGAAGCAGAACGGCTACCAAGGGCCGTACTATGTGATCGAGTACCAGACGCCGTGGCTGGACAATATCGCCATGGCAGATGTCGCGGAGCCAGAGCCGGAGCCTGACAAGTTTAGTTCCGCCACCAAGGCGGCAATCACGTTCTAACGGCTCTGGGAGGGTAGGCCACATGGGAGCCCGTTTCAGCACGGTGCACGCATTCGGGGACCTTGTGCACATTGACGCGGATACGTCACTGACGGCCACGATTACGGCGTTCCTCTGGCGCGTTGACGGACCTCTCCAAGTGGAGGTCGCGTATCTGCACAACGGCAACTCAAACCGCGCGTGGATTGAGGACAACCGTTTGACCCGGGCGGACCCGTTGAGCCCGCCGAACCGAGCCCATGCCTGACGGCGGCACGATCCAGGATAGCTACGTTTACAAGCGCGCGGTCCGCGGCGCGACCGCTCCGTTGATTATGATTTCCGGGCCGCCCGGCACGGGGAAAACTCTCTCCGCGCTCCGCCTGGCCACCGGCCTCGCGCACGGCGGGAAGATTTGTTACGCTGATACAGATAACGGCCGCGCTTTGTTCTATGCTGATGATTTCCAGTTTGAGCATTTGAACCTGCATGAGCCGTTTCGGCCGATGATCTTTGAGGAAGCGGCGCGCCAGGCACAAAAGCAAGGTGCGACGGTCCTGGTCATAGACAACTTCATGGCTGAGCACGCCGGACCTGGCGGCCTGTTGGATTGGCATAACGAAATCAATATCCGCATGGCGCGCGGGAACGCTGAAAAGTTGGAGTCAACGAAGATGCTGGCGTGGATCGAGCCCAAAGCCGCGCACAAGCGGATGCGCGAACGGCTGTATCAGTTGAATATGCCGGTGATCTTGGCTGTTGGCGCAGAGCGCAAGATGGCCATGGTCAAACAGACGGAGGGAAAGGACCGCGGCAAGACGATCCCGGTTGACCAGGGCCTTCAGCCCATTTGCGGCCAGGACATCCCATGGGCAATGACGTTGAGCGTCATGCTCCCGGACGTGAAGGCGCCAGGCGTCCCCGTCCCGATCAAGGCGTTACTCACGGCACTAAAGCCGATCATCCGCCTGGACAGGCCTATTGATGAGGCTACCGGCGCCGCGATCCTGGCATGGTCCCGCGGTGAAAAAGGACCCGCCACCGCTCCGGTGACGGGCCGTAGGTTCGGGGAGGATAATAGCGACTCCAAGAGCGGCAAGACTGAGCCTGCGGCACCTGGCGGTCAAAGCCCGCTCGATTCGGCCGACTCCGCTCCGCCAGGCGGTGATGTGCCCCGTGCCGGGCCGTCAAGCGGCGGTGACGCCCCGCTTAGCGGAACGCCGGGAGGGAATCCCCCGGAGGACCCGCCGCCGCCAGAGGACGCCGCACCCGGTGACGGAGCTCCGCCCGGCGGTCCGCCGGAGGACCCGGACCCGCCGGAGGACCCGGCCGAGGCGCGGATCGCGCGCAAGGCCGCTGAGATTGCCGAGCTGTTTAAGGCCACTAAAACCCGGACGGACCATTTGCGGCTGGTCGATGACAAAGACACGCGCGGCAGTTTTGAGTGGATCAAGAAGCACCGACGCCCGCTGTGGCTTGACGTTATTGAGCCCGCGCTGAAGGCGTCCTGGAAACGCACGGACCCGAAAGCCGCCCCAACGCAAGGTGCACTGATCCCATGACCAAACTGCTCTCCGTCCGCGTCATCCTGGCCGTTGATGACGAGATCGGCCTCGCAGAGCTCAAGCCCCGCCTGCAACGGCTGATCGGCCAAGGCGGGACTGAGCACATTGAGGGCGACGGGCAGGGTCCGCGCATCCATTGGAGCACGGTCGATGTGTTGCAGGGTCCCGAGCAGCGCACGCCGCCGGTCACGCGGCGCGGCAAGAAGGCCGCCGCCGGGAGCTCCACCGGGACCGGAGCGCAACCGGACCTGATCCAGTAAGGAAGGACGCACCATGAGCGCGACACTGCCCACGGCACTGCAAGCGACGGCGCAGCAACCAGCTTTTCATCCGGCGAACGTCATGGCGCACCCGGGCTCCACCATGGCCGGCGTCACTGCCCTGGCGATCACTGCTGGCCAGGCGCTCGCGGTCGGAACGCCGACAAACGCTTGGGGTTGGTTCCTGTTCGGCCTTCAGCTTGCCGGCGCCGCCGGCGCCATGTTCGGCAAATGAGCGCCACCGCGGAGCCCGTGAAGCGCGGGGAGCTTGGCGGGGAGCGCAACACGTTCGCCCGCCTCCGTGTTTGGGACGAGGCTGCATGGGATTACGTGGAGCTTGTGGATTGCGCCAAGGGTCGCGACGCCCGGGCGGAGTTCGCAGCGCTGCACTGCCCGCCGTTGATTTTCGTCGTGGCGGTCCGGTGGATTTGAGGCGCTTGCGGCGCGGTCCTCCTATGGTTACACCCGGCTAGGTATGACAGTCATAACTTGGAGGGCCTAAGATGGACGCGGCTGACCTGGCGCCGGACCCGGACGAGGCGGATGGTGTTCCACTTGATGACGCCAACCTGAACCACCGCGCCAACTGGACAATCAAGAACGTGCCCTTGCATCGCAAGATGCAGGCCCGCAACGGTGCGGCGAAGCGCGGGGAGCCCATCGGGGAGCGCGTCGGCCGCGCCCTTGACCTGCTTGACGCCCAAGAAGCCGGCAACGCCGTGCTCCCGCCGCCGCGGGCAACAGGTCGCACTATGCTCACCGTAGGGCCTAACAATCATAACCTGCCCGGCCTACCGGCGAATGACGGTGCTCCGCCGGGCCGCCTGGCGCACCTGGCCACGCTCGCGCGTCTGGCGTGTGAGCTCACGCCGGACGGGAAGGACAGCAAGGCGCAACGGATGGCGAGGCGCGCCGTCTGTGCGGAGCTCCAAGCGTTCGAACCGGCATCGGCAAGGTCTGCCCCGCCGTGAGCCGCGGGCGGTCCACCTGGTATCGCCTGATCGGCCGCCTGCCGGTCCCATGCACGGCGGAAGAAGCGGAGCGCGTCCTTGAGGACAGTGCCGGTCGTCGCGTGGCCTCAGACGTGATTATGCCGGGGCTCTCCGTCTCCACCGTGTTCCTCGCGCTTGACCACAGCATGTTTCAGGACGGACCGCCGGTGCTCTTTGAGACGCTAGTCTTCAGTGATGAGGAATCCGGGGAAACCGGAGAGCAACGCCGATACACGTCATGGGCAGAGGCGGAGGTCGGTCACGCGGAAATCGTGGCGGGCCTCCGGCGCCAATTGGCGGACGCGGAGTCCTCCATTGCGACCACGCTGAAACGGAAAATGCCGAAAGACTGCTGAGACCGCACAATGCAGCATAGGGCGATGGTGCCCACGCAATCACGGAGCGGAACACATGAACCACGATCCTGCCGAAGTCGCCAACAGCCTAGGACTCTGCAAAAGCTGCGGAAAAGCCTCTGGCACAGCGCATTCCTGATAGCTCGCCTGCCGATGGCGATCAACCGCGTGGAGGCCCGCTTGCTGAAAGCTCTCGAAGATGGACCGGCATCCGCCGTTAGGCTGGCTTCGACCGCGAAAATCTGGCTTCCCGGGACCCTTTATCCGGCACTGATGAGACTAGAGCGGCGCGGCGCGATCGTCGGTTTATGGGCTGACCGACCATGGCCGCGCGTGCGGGTCTATCGACTGGTTCGCCAGTTGGACAAGTGATGCACAAATGAACGATTGGAGAAGTGGCCGATGGCATTGCCGGTAGCCAGACACGACCTCCCGCAAGACTGCTTTCCGTTCGTGGTCCAGGCTCTCAGCACACGCGATGGCACGGTCGTGTGGGAGCGGACGATAAAAAGGGCAGAGAACGTCTACATTCCGCCACTCGCCAAGCAGATCGGCTGCCCGGTCAAGATCAGGCTGATCTGGCCCGACGGCACGGTGGAGGAACAGGACCCGCCGACATAAGGAGTGGCTGATGGCCAAGCTACCTTGCCCGGTCTGCGGCGATCCGAACGCCTTTCCGATCTGGATCGACGAGGCGCTACCGCCAACCTGTCCGCACGATCCAGCGTGGCCGCGTCGCATGGAGACGAAGCCGCAAACTCCGTTGGTTGTCTAATGCCCAGCGCGATTGAAGGAGTGGCCGATGGTCAAGGCGTTCCTGGACACCCATCGTCTGAGCGAGGATCAGCGCATCGAGATGATTGGCAGGTCGGTTATGGACGCTCCGGATACCTCAGCCGACAAGCCGCCCATGAACGGCTTTGTGGTCGAAGATGACGCCAAGGCCGACCGCTACATCAGAAAGCTCCAAGCGAAGTTCCCTGGCATCCGGATCATCGACCGAAATCCGCACTTGATGGGCCTGATCCTGGTCCGCGTCGGGCCGCCATTGCGATGAGCCAGATTCACAATGCCTGCGCAACCGACCGTTTCCAAACGTCAGATAGATTTGTGAGACACCATGAGCGATAGGAAGGAAATCACGCCAGAGTTTGCCAAGCGGCTGATTGCCCCGCGCAAGCCTGCTGGCGTCGGTCCATGGTGCTCCACCTGCTACATCACCATGAAGGACGTCGGGCCAGGATGTCCGTGGTCGGATTGCCCGCACAAGACCGCTTGGTGGCGACCGCCGCGCAACGACTTCTTTTCATGGGCCACCTACTGGTGGCCTGTCTGGTTCATCGGTGGCGTGCTCGCTGTGTCCTGGCTGCTGCGCCTGTGAGCGAATTTGCCAGCATCCTACGGTGTGCCCGTGGCCGAATTGCGAGTGTCCGATAGGGAGTAGGCCGATGATTCAAACGCCCTGGCAGCCGATCGAGACTGCCCCGAAGGACGGCAATGCTGCACTCTTTTACGGCCGCCACACTGGCTCGCCGCCCGATGCGCAACGCGGCGTCGTGGCGGGCGACCATTGGTGGGGGATCTTGCTATGGGACATCTGGCGCCGGGATCGTCCTGGCATGTGGGTGTTTGCCAAAGACGGCAATCCCCCATGGTCGGAACCAACACATTGGATGCCGCTGCCGCCGCCGCCCGAGCCGAGGGAGTAGGCTGATGGGTAACATTGAATATGAGACGCGCAACAGACAGCGAGCAAGCGCAGTACATTGGCAGATGATGCGGACGCACTGGCAGCTAATTGCGGCCCTGTCCGATGCTCTGACTGACGAGGGTGCGAACTGGTCAAACGATGGGCTGGACAGCCTACGTAGCCGCGTCGCGAATGTCCTGCCGCCAGATGCTTGCCCCGACTGGTTGCTGCCATACAGGGGACAGTCCGATGGATGACCTGCGGCAGATAGCCGAAACGGTGGCGGACCAGTTGCACGCCGATCTGAAGGCGGGGACGGTGCCGCGGATCGGCATGGATGAAATCGCGTTCGCTTGCGGGAAGGCAGCCAATGGGCGGCTCGATTACCAGCAGCAACAGCGGTTACTCGACCTGCAAACGCTCGGGATGCAAGGGAGGGGCTGAATGGCGAATGAGCAGGGAGAGCGAGAAGTGTTCCGCGTTGAGGCGCGAGAGGGGCACTACATCCGGCTGATCGTCCGCGGTGCGCAGGACGACCACATGCTCGACGGGCTTGAGGAGTTCATCGCCTGGAAGCGTCGCACCTTACAGGCCGCTCCGACACTTACCGCGCCTGACTGATGGGGCACGCCTGCAAACGCTCAAGTTATAGAAGGGGATACGATGCGAAACCCGAGCGGTGAAGCCTGCCACTCGTGCAAGTTCTGGGCGACGTGGGAACACATCGGCGAGAACGGCAAGGGCCGCGGTGCGCGCCTGCCGATGCCTGACCCGCACACCGACGCGCCGGCCACAGCGGAAGAGCGAGCGTTGGTCACTGCGCTTGTCCTCCACAACCTCGGGGACGCGGCGGCGGACGGGATAGTTCGACTTCAAGCGGCGAAAGGCGGCCTGCAATACGCCTCGTCGGACGTGTTTCGGCTTTACGTGGCGGCGGTCCGCGCACTCGACGCGCTCTATCAGGCGGTGAAATAGGGGAGCTCCAATCCAATGGCGGACAGTGAAAAGCGCTTCAGCTTCGCGGTGATGTTGCAGGTGACGACCACGGACCCGCGCCTATCCCAAGAGGCGATCGTGACCATGTTGAACGCCGGCCAGGCCTCCGGCTTCGCCGCGATGCGCCGCGCCGTGCTTCAGCACGTGCCGAAAGACGTGTCCCGTGTGATCGCCCTGTTTCCACTGGAGCACGCGAAAATGCTGATGATGCTCCATGAGGCCGCCGGTGAGGACATCACCAAATTCTGCCGTGAGCAGGGATGGATTGCGGAGGATGACGGAACGCTCTTCGTCCGGCCGCCGGCGGATTATGTGCCGCCAACGGCCGGTTGATGGCGGAGCTCCCGTTTCGGCTGTTCCCGGGCTGGCAAGGCCTCCACGTTCGCGATGAAGCGCCTGGCGCACTCCGCAACGGGAGTCGGGTCCGCAAGGTCAACAGTGAGCCGCGGGACGGGCACCCGGACGGCACCCTGGCCACGGTCCTCGGCTCCGTTGACGGCGGACGCGCTGGCATCGGCTATTTCGTGGCGTGGGATGATGACCCGCGCGCGGCCGTGCTGGTCAAGGCGGACCGCATCGCCCCGGTTGTTACCGCGCCTGAGTGAGAGGACGCCACAATGGCCGGAACGCCTATGGATCGGGAGTGCAGCGCCGCGAGCCGACCGGCGCTCATAGCCGATCCGGCCGGTGTCCGGAAGCGAACCGAGTAGGCCCGCGGCGCCGGAATATAGAATACGCCGCTACCGTAGCGCGTCTGGGTTGATTTGGCATTGATCTAGATCAACGCCGGCGTGAAAGTGTGGCGCCGCGGCGCCTGGCGGGACGTATCGCTCGCGCACCATTGAATAGCCTCTCGCCAGAATCCTGCGGTTGTGCAAGGGTTTGCGACCCGCGGCCGATTCTGCGGTAGAGGATGTCATAGCAATGCGCTGAAAAACGTAGGGCGGCCCAACAAAGACCGCCCACCGCTTCCGTCTCCGGAAAAGCACGCCCCCGTTGGAAGCGGGGAACATCGCCAACACCAGGCGATCCATGTGCCATCCCCCGGCCGGAAAAGCAAGCCCCGAGCTTGCCGCGGTGGAGCACGTCTTGCGGGCCGCCCTCGGAAGAGGGGACGGATGCTATATTCGCTTGAGACGGATACCCTGTTTACCTGGCGGCTCCGGCTTCAGATTGAGCGGGCGCTCCACAATATCACCGAGAACCATCGGGTGATTATCAGCCTGGTCGCGGACATGGCGGACGCCGGGCACTGCCAGGTGACCCACGCGGAGCTTGCGGCGGCCACGCATTGCCACCGGCGGACCGTAGGGGAGGCGCTACGGCGGGCGGGAGCCCTTGGCCTGCTACACTGGCGCCGGTCCTACCGCACGGCCGCTGACGGCGTTCTCAGGAGGCGGGAGGCCAATATCTACGAGCGCACCATGCCCAACGGCCCGGCGATCCCGCGGCCGGACGTGCGGCTCCGCTATGGTGGCAAGAACGCGCCCGCAAGGAAGCAAGTAAGTTTTAGGAAGGAAGAGGCTCCTGAGTGGCGCGGCGGCCCCGCCCTGCCCTCCCTGGCGGCGATTGCGCGGCGACGAGAGGCGGAACTTGCCCGGCGGTGGCAAGAAAAACGGCGCAATGACTCGGGTTGATCCCCGCCATTCCCGATTCGCGAACCCGCCCTAATCGAATCCGCAGCAGTGCTCCCACAGAGTCCGGATAGCCTTGCCCGGCCGCGCGTGCATCGCGGACCATCCGGCACACGGCCGGTCTGCCTCGTGGCAGTAGAACGGCGTCCCCTCCAATGAACACTTGAGCGCGCACATCAAGGTTATCGGGGACCCGTTCGCCAAGTGATCCCCGGCGCGAAAGGCGCACGTTGCACACCGGCGATCCGGCTTGCCGAGGAGCTCCACGTCACAGAGCCGCGCCATGTGGCGGCCGAGCTCGCGGCCCTCCGGCGTCGTGAAGTTGGGAATGAGGTCTGGCATGCGGTGATTCTGCCCGGAGCCCGGGCACAAGAAAAGGCCGGCAGGTTGCCCCGCCGGCCCCGAATTAACATGAAATAACACGATTTGACAAAATCCAAACGCAAGTAACCCCTGTGCCGCAGTGACAACTTGAACTTAGTATATACGACAGTGTAGAGTGGGCGTAGTTACGCCAGCTGATGTCGGACTAACTGACGCAAATGGGAGGGTAGTTGACGGCCCCCGTGAATGCCCTTGTTAGTCCCGGTCCCGCTGATACCTGGACAGTGAAGAGGCCTTCACGGCCCGTCCTACAGGCTTGATGCCGTATATACGCTGTCAGAGGCCATGACGCCGGAGTTAGAGCAAGGTGCACGCCACCATGAGCGCTCGCGCATTCCTCCGGGTCCATCCGAGGCCGAAGGTCCGGAAACTCGATAGGCCCGTCTCGTAAACCTCACGCTGCGCCATGAACTCCACGAGCAGGTCCTCCAAGCCAGAGCGGAGCCCGGCGACCGAATGCGCCACCGCGGCACTGGCGACCGCGGCTAGCGTCTCCGGTCCGATAATACCGTCCGCCGTCACGAGCAGCGCGCGCTGAAGTGCCCGCTTGGCCGTGAGCGGCCCGGACGTGTAGGCCGCGTCTGCGACGACCACGGCGAGCGCTGGCGGGAACGCGTCACAATGGCACGGCGTCCAATAGTCCCGCCTGGCGAGAGCGAGCGCGGCTTCAGACGTTAGGTTGGCGATGTCCAGGTCCGGATAGGCGGCGGCTGAGATCCCGAATTTTGTCCCCTTGCATGTCCCGATGAAGCACATGCCGGAAGTCCAATTCCCGGCGTCGCGCGGGTCCGTGCTGAGCTCCCCCTCCGCGGTCATAAGGAAAGCCCCCCACACCGTGAAGGCGTCAACGGTCATTGCGGTGTCCTCTCTGCGGCGGCGGCATTGGCGGCATCGACCTTCTCGATGACGCGATTGAGCCGGCGGGCGCATGCGGTTCGCACGTCTTCCGACTGCATCAGTGCAGCCTCAAGCGCGTTGGCATAGACCACGACGCTTTCTATCGTCCGGATGCGGGGAGGCACCGGCGGCTTGTGCACGGTCCCCGAGCAGGTCCGTAGATCAGACGGTAGATCAATCTGCGGCGGCGGCGGTGCCCGCGGCGCCGGCGGCGGATCAGTGCGGCAACCGGCGAGCAGCAACAGTATCAGCAAACGCCTCACCGGCGCGGACCAAGCGGATACGAGGATGCCCGCATGAGGTTGTCGATGTCTGACCGATTTTGCGCTGCGACGATGCCGAGCCGGGAAATCTCACCGTCAATGCGGTGGCGGTCCGCCTCATTCTGATCAAGCCGCTGTTCGGCCCCGTGGAGCCGTGCTGCTACGTCCGGCAAATTGGCGATCTGACGCTTGATCTCATTGTTGCCGTCATTGATCGTCGTCTTTAGTTCCGTGATCTGGGATGTAACAGTTACCTTCACATCATTCGCCGTCTTGATCGCCTCATCAGTCTTGTTGGCATAGCCTAGCACATAGACCAATGCGCCGACCACGATTGTCAGCGCCGTCAGCAAGTGTCCGAGATCGATCCGCGTGGAGAAGTTGAGCCATTTCTTGTTCTCGGGCTGAAGCTGCTGGCGCAATTCAGCCAGCAACTCCATCCGCTGCGCCTCGGCGCGGGAGGCGAAGCTGGCGCGGTCTTCAGGCTCGGCCATGCGTTACTCTAGCGCCCCGATCAGGACCGGCCCGGTATAAGGTTTGATCAGCACGACGTGGGCAAGATCGCGCGCCGTCTGCGGTGCCTCATCATCAGCGGTGACCATGACGCGCCGGATCGCCGGAAAATTTGACGCCAGGAAGGCCATAACTTCTGTGCCCTTCATCGGCGGCGGCAACCATAGATCAACGATGGCGATGTCGATGCCGGTCCATGTCTCGCGCTGATAGGCGTCAAGCAGGCTCCCCAGGACCGTTGCCTCAAAGCCGGCCCTGGTCAGCAAGTCCCGCTGCATCTCAGAGAGCATCAAATCGTCTTCAACTATCAGAATGCGACGCGCTGGCATCATCAATCCATCATTGGCAGGAGCTTGGAATGTCCTTCAGCAATCGCGGCGGAACCCATTGCTTGACGGCTTGGCATGCAACGGGGCGCGATTGGAACAGGCACGTCACCACTGTCCCGCTCATCACCAGAAGGATGACACTGTTGGGGTGCTCATTGGATGGTCACTGTTCCCGTCTTCCAGTAGTTCGAGATCGTATTGCCGGGACCGCCGACGTTCGCGCCGCCGCAGGCAAACGCGGCGTAGGTTGTCGGTGTGAACGTCGCGAGGTCAGTCACCATTTCCGGCGTCTGATCGTAGGCCCAGACGGATAGGCCATACCCGGCAGACTGTACCGTTTGTAGAAACGTCGTGACGTACGTCGCCAGATCGGTATTGCATGCCAACTGCGACGCAAGGTCCCACTCGCCGATCTGCACCGGAAGCACCCCGGACAGATAGGTCCACCGCGCAGCCCATGTATCTGGCGTCCCAAGTCCGGCATTGACATAGAGGTGAATCGAATAAATCAGGCTCTTGCGGGGGTCAGCGAGGCCCGAGACGCCGACCAGGGCCAGCGTTGCCGCCGTGGCTGTCTGCCCGCTCAATGCCGCGTGCGTGGTCGGCAACAGCGTCAGCGTACACCCACTGCCGTGGCCGCCTGTCGTAGCGGCCGGATTGATTGGCAGATAGAACGCCCCAGGATAGTACGAGCCTTTGCTTTTGAGCGTCAGCGTTACGCATCCGCCGCCGCCATCCACCGTCGTGATCGAGAACCTCGCGGGATAGCCGTAGGTACCACCGACAGCCGACAGCACATCGCCCACGACGTAGCCTGTCCCGGCCGTCGCAGCATTGGCTCCGGTCATGTAGCCGGCATCGAGCATGCCCTCGACGATGATGGCGTTCTTCGCTCCCCACGAGCGGAACATATCGACGATCGGCTGATGTTGCGCCTGCCATGCCCACCATGATTGCGGGATGCTGTCCGCCTCGGCCAGCGGCTCGTTGGCGATATCTGGCACAACGCCCTGATCGCAGGCGAACTGCGGCATCACCGCGCGCCACGCTCGCCAGGTTGCCGGGCTTGGTCCGTCCGGCGTGCCGATATTGTTCGCATCGACGTGCAGCCAGAACATCGTCGGCATGACGACAAAACCGGCATCACGTAGTTGCCTAATGGCAGAGATCACAAGCGCGAGATAGGCGGCGTCGTAATGCGCCGAACCTGGGTCGGCATAGACTTGCTGCACCTGTACCCTGACCGTATCGACGCCGATTGCCTTGATGGCAGCAATCTCAGCCTGTCCCCATGCCGCCACAGATGCTGCTATGCCAGCATCGGTCGCGTTGTAGGCATTCGTGCCCTGCGCCCCCAGGACTGTCGTGCCTTTCATGATCCACGGGGTGCCGTCCTTCAGGATCGTGGCACCGCTAACGGTGATGTTGCCAGAGGCGCGCGATGGTCCCGCGCAATAGGCATGGGCTGTTCCGGTCAGCAGACCCATTGCCAGCAACAGCGCAATTGCGTTCCTCATGGCGAAGTGGCCCACAGAACAGTGACCGAGACATCTCCTGCTGCAACGGCAACCGCGTCGCTATCGACAAATCCCGCAGTTATCGTCAAGCCTATTCCGCTCGGGAACAAGACGCTTCTATCGACGCCAAACGTGGGGGAACAATTCGCCGGAGGCACTAGAACCGAGATAACCGGAGTTCCTGATCCTGCCGTTGGAGTCCCGTTGGTATTATAGACGTGGACTGTGCGCGCGGCGGCATTCGAGTTGCATGCAAATATCTGATACAGAAGGGCCGGAGAACCTGCCACGGGCGTGGCGTTGGTAGTGGCCGCGCTCATTATACGCGTGAATGTCGCAGGCGATTTAAGTACCTGGATCGCGGTTTGCTTCGGAACGAAGCGCCCCATTGCCGTGACGTTGATCGTGCCGGATGTTACCGGGTTGGCGACGATATGAAAATAAAGCGACTGTACCGGACAGGTGATGGATGTCGTGACGGTAGACGAGAGGACGGATGCCGAGGTCGATATGTTGGCGTTGGCATTGTCAGTAAGGCACCGTGTGTTGGACCATGGGCCACTGTTCGTCGGTCCTTCCTGATATGCTAGGGTTCCCACACCGGAGGTGAAGTCGGTAACGACGCTGATCGAGCCGAAGCCGGTCGTGGCGAATGTGAGAGACTGCGCGGTTGTGGTGAATGCCGCCGTATAGGTCTGATCGAGGCCGACATCGGCATCCGGCTGAGAAAGCGTCCACGGGCCTTGCTGAAGCACGCCAACAGACGGTGACGTGCCCGGTGACCCGCAGATTGCGACCGATGTGCCATTCCAGCAGTAGGTATAGACTGGATTTTGAGCGCTCACTGGCGGCGCGGTCGGTTGCGCAGCGGCAGGGAGCGCAAGCGCCAGCAACGCCAGCGCGGCTAGAAGCCATCGGATCATGCAAGTGTCTCCGGTCGAGGGTGCGGCGCGCGGGCATCAATGACCCGCTACTGACGGGACTAACCCAACCATGCTTTGATCGGCCCCGCGCCGACCGGCGTCAGTTAAGAACAGTCCGCTCACGGAAATTTATCCTTCAAATGGGGGTCAGCGTGACCGTCGCTATGACGTTGGCCACGGTAGCCACATCAAATGCATCAGGTGAAGGTCGCTACAGCAGCAGCAACGGGGACGGCCATTGCCGCGTGCCCGGCCGGGCTGGGGTGTAGACCAAATCCGTCCGTGAGATAGACGGAGCCTACATTCCACGCGCAAGTGTTGCGTGATGGCGTCACGGTATCCGCGACTTCGATGTAACCCGAGAGGGGCGCGGGCGTCGTCCTGATCCAGTCGTTGAGCGTCGCCCAGGCGTTGTTCGTAGAATAAGCCGCAAGGGGCGTCTGGTTGCCCAAAGTGGCCCACGTGTCAGTGCTGGTTGTGTGCGGCGTCTGCGTCGTCTGCCAGACTTTGATCCGGCGTGACGTGAACAACGTCCAAAAGGCGATCAGATCAGCTTGAATTTGCGCGACCGTGCGCCCGGCTCCGAGGTCATTAGTGCCCATATCACTAATCGCATGCGTCGCCCCGCAAGCAGCCGCAGCCGCGACGTGTGAGTAAATTCGAGAGGCGGTCCAATGGTTCGCTTGCGCGCTCGATTTTGCTAACGTCATAAAAGGCAACGTCGCTCCGATGCCGCGCGCGATAAAGCCTGAGTAATCCCTATTGGTATCGCCTGTTGCCGCCGCAATGCTGTCCCCAAGGATGAGCACGGACGGAACTCCTACGGAGGCGCGGAGGCGTCCAAGAACAGCCAAAGGGCCAATATTAAAGTTTTGATTTGTCGTCGCGTAGGTCGCGCCGATCGTAGACGTATTGTCAGTCGTGAGTTGATCTAGCTGATAGCCGTCCGTTGTGCCCTGAATGATCGTGCTGGTCGGGCCGATCGTCTCACCGGTTGTCCCAACGATCATCCGCGTGTGGGCGTAGAATGCTGAGCCTGCCGGGATCAGAATGCCGGCTGCGTCGAACCCGCCTTGCCCACCGGGGGCAAGCACCATATCCCGCGAGCCGTTGTACCAGAGTGGCGTAAGGCCCGTTCCAATCGGGTACTCGATGGCGGCGCGGAACGTGATCCCATTATTGACAGGGTCTACTTCGGGTAGAAGCCCCCCCGAGAAGTTGCCATATACCACCACCGGATCGACGATATCCGCTACAGCGGTAAGCCTTATCCTGCCGCGGTAGTTGGTGTTGCCTGTGACGGCCCCGGCATTCGCAAATGCACATTTGGTCGCGAGGTTACGATAAACTGGCGCCAAGTTTGCCGCAGTCGTCACGAAAGGCGGGATAGGCGGCGCCGGCGGATTTACGATTGCCGCCCGAGCGTCACGCGGCAAACCAGCGACCGCCGCTACGGCCGCAGCCCCAGATAGCAGCTTGCGTCGCTTCATCAGTATTGCTCCGCATAAAGTGTTGGCGTCCCGCTTTCAGAGGCACAGTTCAGCGCGGACTGATTTATGCCCGGCCCTTGGTCATCAATCCCGCCGCCGTTCGGCTGTAGGGCGAATGAACCGACGCCGCCTGGCACCGCTGGCGCGGCGCCAACCGTGCCCCAACGGCACCAGATGACGATTGCCGTTCCGCCGGCCGTGCCGATGCCGCTATTGTTGAGCAGCTTGATCCGCACGCGCGCCGCGTTTGCCGGGAACACTTGAGCCGCGGCCGTGGACATCGCTACGGCACCGTTCGCGTAAGTGCCGATGATCGGCGAGCCACACACCGCCATCGCCGTTCCGTTCCAACAATAGGTATAGACCGGGTTTTGAGCGCTCGGCGGAGGCGCGTTCGGTTGTGCAGCGGCGGGGAGCGCAAGCGCCAGCAACGCCAGCGCAGCGAGAAGCCATCGGATCATGCAGGCGTCTCCGGTCGAGGGTGCGGCGTGGTCAGGCTACGAGCGCGGACAGGAAGCCGGTCGGCCCGGCCGTCTTTGTGAACGGCCCGGTTGTGCTGAGCACGGCCACGACGCCGGCCCCCAATGAGGCCGCGACACCGCCCCACGCTATTTGAACGACTGCCAGTGAGGTTGCCTGGATTGCCGCCAGCGGCGTCACCGGGCCGTCCGCCGGAACGGCAGCCGCGTCAAAGAGCATCAACCATGCGAACGCTGAAAGGCCGGTTGCCGTTACGGCAAAAACATTTGCCTCCCCCACGGCGAACACGTGTGAGCCCTCAAGAGCGGTCGAGGCGATAACAGGTGCGGTCGTGACATGATGCGGCGTAAACGTGCCCGTTGCACTGTCTCTCTCAACGACAAAATTCTGGCGCACTCCGGCCGCGTCATAAATTTCCACGGAGGTTGTCGTCTGCGGCATTCGCGGCCCCTTTTGAAGCTAGAGAATGAGCGGGTAATTCGCGATATTCACCGCGGAGCGGAAATCCATACCGCCTGCCGGCGTCCACACCGGCATTGCCGCCGGAGGCGCCAGCGGCCCATCAATGATGTCAATACTGCACTCTAGGATCAAAACACGGCCGTTCCGTGTCACAATCTCAAACTCCATTGCATAGCAAATGCCCGGAGCTCCCGCCGTGATCCACGCGGTGATCGCGCTCCCCTGTATCGTCAGCGTTTGAATCGCGATGGCCAAAGGATTGACAGCGAGCGGCACAACGGAGGCGGACGCGAGTTGGTCATTGGCGTCTCCGAGCCAGGCGCTCAAGTCCAGTGTGTAATCCAGAAGATCACTCGGGCTCTGCGCCGGTAGGATGATCGGGCCGCGGTTGATCTTGTGCCCGTAGGCCGCGGACGGGAGCGGCACGGCGACGGTGCGGGATAGGGATGGCACTGCGGGAGCCGTTACGTCAGCGTGAGCGTGGCGGAGGGTAGTGTCGTGCTATGGCCTTGCGCCACTTGCGCCGCCGCGTAGAGGAACTGCATCACGCCCTTGGCGAACGCGGTGAACTGCGGCGCCGGCCAGGCGTGCGGAGCTCCGAAAGCATCCGGCCAGTTGAATGTGGCCGCTCCGGATGGCAGGCCGAGGCCGGCGGAAATCGCTGACGCAATGCCGGTGATCTGCGCTTGGCTCACCGCGTCAAGCGGATAGCTCCCGTTGAGCGCTGGCACGCTGGCGCATGCTACGTTGACCGGCCCCGCCAATAGCGCCATGGCCTGTTGCTGCAAGGTCGGCGGAGGCGGAGGCGTCACAACGGGAGCAGCAAAGGATGTGCCGTTGAACGTCCATCCTTGCTCCGGCGTCACACCGGCCGGAACTTCAACGAAGGTCCGTGCGACCTCAACCACAAAGCAGTCAGCGATCACAACGCCTGGCGGTGGCGTGAAGAGCTCCGCTACGACGCCATCAGCAATGCGAGCGTAATCCGCCATGGCGTTCACCACCTTACCACGACAAGGCCGCCGGCCGTATCACCACCGGCCACTGAGCCGTTTGACGCCCCTCTCCCGCCAACACCGGGAAAGGCCGCCGTCTGCGGTTTTGATCCAGAGGACACCTGCGGCGAACTGGCCCCGCCGAATGAGGCGCCACTGAAGCCGCCGCCGCCGAGCGCCAAACTACCGTCACCGCCGGACGTGCCGTTGAAATTTATATCGCCGCTGGCGCCGACACCAACGACCGTGCTCGGACCGCCGCCCGCCGTCGAACCGAAACCGCCAGCCCCGCCGGTCGCGGTGCAGAATGCGCCGAAGGAGGATGTTGCTCCGCCGGCACCGTTAAACCCTCCGGCAGCGCCGCCGATTGCGCTTGGGGCGACTGTGACCGTAATAACCTGTCCCGGCGTCACTGTGCATAATTTGCGTGAATACCCTCCGCCGGCCCCGCCGCCGCCATAATTAGCGCCTGACGAGGCGCCGCCACCACCGCCGCCGCCCCATACTTCAGCATCGCATCTGGTCACGCCGGCCGGCACCGTGAATGTGCCAGTTGCATGAAACACTTGAACGCCGTGCATGGCGAATAGCGCATCAAGCAGGTTGCGTTGGGAGCCCTTGCTCAACGCGATGGAGCCGGCCGCAATGACGGTGCAGATTTCCTCTTGGATACAGTTGAGCCAGTCAGCATCAACGACCGTCGCCGGCACGGGTCCAGATGGATTGCCCACCGTGAAATACCCGTTCGGCCGCGGACCTGGCGCCGCTGGCGCCGGTATGCCGCTTCCGGACGGGACCGCGGTTGCATTGTCGATGCGATACATGGAGCGCCCGCGTCAGGTATAGGCGAACAAGAGTTGCGTATGCGCCGGCTTGAGCATGTTCAATCGACACTCCAATTCTGAGTTGCCCCATGACGCCAAAGGATCACCGGCAACGGAGATGCCCGCCTTGAAATACACGATGTTGTTCAATGACGCGTGGATCGTCCATTGATGCGTTCCAGCGGCGCCCTCAGTGATCGTGATGGTGAAACCAAGCGCCGCGGCGACCGCGATAAAATAGGCCTCCGTCTGTCCTGGATTGCCGACCAGCTTCGCCAGCACAGAGTTGCGCCGCTGCGTGACCGTCGCGCCCAATACGGTGCACGGGTCCGGCAGGCCGAGTGATTCCTCCCACTCAGTTAGGAATGAGTTGGTCGTTGCGGGAAACACGTCATCGATAAGGCCCGCCGCCGCTGCGCCGCTCCGGGAATAGGTCGGCGCAAGGGACCGCAAGAGCGCCATGAGAAAGGCGTCCGGGTCCCGCGGCCAGGCGCGTCCGCGCGGCAGGAGGTTTGCCATCGCTTGCGTGTAGTCATCATCATCAAAAACGGGTCCTGCCATGCGCTACGCCCAAGTGATGACGCCGAGCGTGAAAATGTTTCCCGCCGTCGGCGTCTGCGGAAATGTCGGCGCGGTGACACGGAATGAGACAACGCCAGGTGCGGCACTGATCGCGGCATCCGCGTCACTTTGATCTATCAGCGTATCTGCCAGCGGGGACGCCTTCAGGTAGAGCATGCCTTGCAGTGCGGCGGTGACGGCCGCCTGCGTCGTGGTATTGGACGGAATGAGCCCGGCCACCGTGAACGCGAGCGGCTGCGCCACCGGAGCCCGGCTATCGACCAGCGCCGTCACGGGCTGACGCGGGTAGATATAATTCGCAACAATGAGTTGATCCCCGGTGGCGTCCGTGTTGCGCGACTCCCCGGTTGCTCCGCCGTTCGTGCCTTGCGGAAATCCCGCGTGCGCCGCCTCCACGACATCCCACATCGTATAGACGGTAACGGTCCCGGCGCCGGCCAGCATCGGCGCACACCATGCACGCGTGACGCCTGGCACAGCCATGCACCATTCAACATAGTCTGATTTGGAGCCGCCCTGCGGCGGATACTGATAGATCGCCAACATGCGCGCCCGGAGTGAGTCGTCCGTTTCCAGGTCCGCCCCGCCAATGATTGCACCAGAGGCGGAGCCCACGGTGTTGAGGCCCGCGATGACCAGGGCCAGGTTGAGCGGCGTCGCGGCGTCCGCATTGCCGGAGCTCCCGGCCGTTAGCGCTATGATCGGCGCCGTGACGGTGCTCCCTCCGCCGACCGTTGCATCCGCGGTCGTTTGATACTGAAACCCGTCATTACGGAGGATCGGCGTTAAAGCCGGCAGGTCCGTTCCCACGGTCCCGGTCCCGGACCATGTGCCGGTAGCGAAGGTCGGCGGCTCCCGCACTACACCTTTTAGGCCTGCCCACGCTTCCAGGAACTCCGCATCGCACGTGATCGGGATCGACTCTTTGCTGATCCAGTCCAGATAGCCGTAATGCAGATGCGCCATGCCGGCTTGAACCCAAGCGAGCACGCGCAACACGGAGCGACGCAAGAAGCCGTCCGCGCCCGGTAAATCGGACGCGGTGACATCCTGCATCGCCTGTTGGCGTAATGCCGTTAAGGTTGGTCGCGAAAATGGCGTGGCACGTGCTCCGGCTGCGTGCGCGGTCAGCTATGGGAGCCTGAGCCCCGCCGGCGCCTGCCACACGAATGAAAAGCGGCTCGTCATCCCGGTTGGCCCCGTGATGGCAATATCCAGGCGGAGGCCTCCGGAGCCGTAGAAGCTCGGCACCACTTCCACTGAGCTCGCCACGCCATCAGTGAGCATCCACGCTAGCGACTTGCGCGTCGCGTCACCGGCAAAGTTGAGTGTGTCCTGATTGCGGACGCGCCCCAAAACCTGCCAGAGCTTTGAACCGATGAGATCGCCGGTGTAAGTGTCAGCCCACCAGCCCCGCGGGTCATTGACCATGTCCGGCGGGAGCACGTCATCCGGGTCCGCCGTTTGATCCGTGAACAGGCTGATTAGCACTGCGCTTTCTAGATCGTGCCCGGTTTCCAGAAATGACCCGGAGGCAAACATGGTCACGTCCGCCCGTGCATTAACCGGGTCCCATGACAGCCTAACGTCACCTTGCGGCGGCAGGTCCGACATCGGTTAGGTCCCCGCCGTGGGGATTGAGGTTCCGGCCGCCGCAGCGCCCGTTCCGTGGCGGTGCGACTGCAAGCCCACTTGATCGGCGCCGCCGTAGCCGGCAGTGATGGAGCCGGTCACACGCAAATTGCCCGTGATCGTCATGGGAACCGCGCCGCAGTTTATCGTGATGCCGGTTGACGTGAGGCGGATGGTGCGGCCCCACATATCGTAGAGCGTGACCTCTCCCACCGCTTGATTGCGCTGGCGGTAGGTTTGATGCCCGGTGGCGATGACCACCGCCAGAGAGCGTTGACCGCCAATGTGCGCCACAACCTTGTCACCGTTCACCGGCATGGCGGAGGCAAATCCGTAGTGTTGCAGGACCGGCATGGCGTCCCGAATGCTCAAGGCGTCAAACTGCCCTTGCGATGTCTGCACGGCCCCGGTGTCAACGGGCGCCATGGTGCTTCGCGCGAAGCTGATCGCCTGGCCGCGCTGGCGCGTCAGCCGTGCAAGCTCTCGCTCTAGCAGAGCGACTCGCGCTTCCAAATCCACGCGTCACGCTCAATGATTAAATGGTGCGGGTTGAGTCGGAAGTCCTGCCGAAGCCGGAGCGGGAGCGGTTTGTGCAACGGCTCCCGCCGGATTTGGCGCCTGCGAGGATGGCGGCATTTGCTCAAGCTCCCGATTCCAGAGGTAGAGCGGCGCCGGCTCCACGGCGTAAGCATCCGGCGGCATCAGGATCAGGTCCGCATGCGTCCCGCTCTGATCCTTCCGGAACGTCACGTTGCCGATGATCCACTCCACGTCTTTGAGCTTCAGATACGGCGCGGAAACCTTCGCCAGACGATTCGGCGTCCAGAGGCGCCCCGCGGTGTCCCGCCAGGAATCGCACGTGAGATAGATGCTTTGACTGCGCCCGATGCGCCGCGCCATTTCCCAGTCAACGCGCCGCTGCGCCAGGGTCGCGTCATTGTCTGTCTGTTCACTGACCATGATCCGCGGCCGGTAGCGCGGCATGGTTTTGTCGTGCGCCGTGGCGCGTTGGTTGCCGAGCGGATTGATTTCCGCATAGGCGTTCACTGACTGCCAGACCGCGGTGTAGTCACTGAAACGGCCGTCAATCGCCAAGGTGGAGGACGCGCCTTCAATGTTGCCCGGCATGACGAAGCCGGAGGACATTTTCGCGGTCCCCACGCGATCAAGCACGACGTTGCCGGTTTCGTCCTCATAGATCAGGTAGCCGGCAAAGCGCGCGATGCGCTCCAATATCTCATAGCTCGTTTCACCGATGGCGACGGTGAAGTTTGGAATCGGCTTGCCCAGGTCCTCCACCGCGGAGCGCGCCGTCAATCCGAACGGACGGCATAGCCGCTGTGCCAGGTCCCGGAGATTTGGCGCACTGAGCGAGGCGCCTTGCAGGTCCGGCGTTTTGATAACGTCCGCCGAGCAATCCACGAGGTCCTGCGTTTTGCCCCGGCCGCTGATAATGACCTCATGCTGGCGCGGCCCGATCTGGATTGCATAGCGGTCCGCATAGCCGGTGATGACCAGGTCCGTGCCGATGCGAATGGTGAGCTCTTCCCCTCCGGTCTGCCCGGGATAGAAGATCACGCGGGTCGGATCAGTCGGATATTGGTCCGCGGCCGTCACCTGAAAGCTGTTCGGGATGGCCTCCACGCTTCGCGTGATCCCAACCGTCTGCCAGCCCGTGATACGGCGGTTGCCAACCTGGATTGATACCTCGTCCGGGTCCGCCCCGGCCGGCACGCCTGGCGCACCGGAGAACACGCTAAGCAGGCCACTCAAGGCGTGCCGCCGCTCATTGCGCGAGGACCTGCATGGTGGTCGGCAGGAAGGCCGGATGCGGCACGTTGGCCGCGGCCGTCACCTCGTCCGAGCGGGAGGCGTCCCGGTAGAGCCGCTGCGCAACCGTCAGCGCCGGCATGGGCGCCGGGAGCGTCACAGTGACCACTTGCGGCAGTGTGGCGCCCCGCGTGGTCAGGTCCTGCCACACGGCGAGGCGAAGCAACCGGAGCGCCGCATATGCGTCATCGTCCCCGGCGTCCCCGGCGGCGACCATCTCCGTTTCAATGGCCCCGGAAACCGCCTCCCGCACGCTGAGAGCGTCCTCGTAGGAGACGGGCCTGTAGGATGCCGCGGCTTGCGCCAGGCTGGTCAGCGCCACGCGGCGGGCCGTGGCGGCCATGGAATCGCGCATGGTTGCCATGTAGGCCGGAAGCCCGGTGAGCCCGGCGTTTGCAACGGAGTCGGCATAGCTCCACGCGGCCAGGCCGGTGAACACGCGTACCTGGTCGGCAGGGTCAACCATGGTCGCGCGCACCGCTTCCGTGACTGCGGCGAGCGCGGTGACCATGGCGGCGCCGGAGGCGGCGGAGAACACGGCCGCGGCGACGGTGGAGGCGGCGACGGCTTGCACAAGGGTTGCGCGGGCCGCGGCGACGGTGGCGGTCATGTCCGCGACGGTTTGTGCCACGTCCGGGTTGCCGTTCACGTCAAGGTCACACGGCGTCATGACGGAGACGTTGCCGAATTGATAGCGACCGAGAGAGCGGTCCGGGTCCGGCACGTTGATCCCGGTTGCCAAGCTGACCAGGCCGCCCGGGTCCATCGCGGCCATCGTGCACACGGTGCCAAATGCACGCGTGACGGCCACACCCTCCCCGATCACGGCGGAGCCCGCAGTTGCGGCAGGACCGGCGCCGGAGCCGATGGAGCCGCCGAAGGACGTCAGTCCGGACGTTGCGGCGGAAACAACCTGAATCGCCGTGGCGACCAGGCTCATTATGAAATTCGGTTCACCCGCCTCAATGAATTCAAACTGGCACTCGATGACCCGCATCGCCTCTTTGCGGACCGCGGTTGAGCAGGAAAGAAGCATGACGCGCTGCATGCCGATGGTCGGATGCAGCAAGAGCCCCGGGCCTGGCGCCTCCGCGGCACTGTCCAAGAGCATCTGCATAATCGGCGCGATGTCACCGGTCAGGTAGCCGGTGAAGGAAAAGACGCGCATCTGGCGCCCCATATCCTCCGCCCAACCGCCGTCACGGAACGGATATTCGTGCACCGCGACCTTGCGTCCTTTGCGCGTGACCTCACCCGTCACGCTGAAAGGCACACCGCGCCAGTAGGCCTTTTGCAGCGCACCCATGAAGCCGGAGCCCACGGAGCCGCCGGCAAAGCCGGTGAGGGACGTAAAGGACATGCTACGCCGCGTGCGGTAGAGGCGTTTCGACGCGAGGCGGCGCGGCGCGCACGCGGCCGGATGTGGTCACGTTGGCCTGCGTTCCCGGTGGAGCTCCGCGAAGGTGCACGTCCACTTGCACGTGGCCCGTCGCGCCGGGAGCACCCGCCGGTGACGATGGCAATGCGCCGACGTGTGGCGCGGCTGGGGGCGGTTGAAAGGCTGACTCAAACTGAGGCGCAGCGGCTCCGCGGCGGAAGCCCTCTGCCGCGCCGCCGCCGGGCGCCTCAAAGCCGGAGGACCAGACGGCGCCGGCTTGGCCGGAACTTGTTGACCCATGCAGCGCGGCGAGCGTGCCGGATTTGGATGTTTGAAGCTCCATCCACGTGTAGTCCAATTGCTGATTAAGTGATGGCGTTTGAGAGCCTGACCACCGTTGCATAGCCTCAAGCCGTGATCCGTGATGTTGAAAAACGCCGTAACTCGTGCCGTTGTCACCCCAAGCACTAGGATCAAAACCGGATTCCGCACTAGCGTTTACCAGAACGCCGGCGATCTCCTGCTCAGACATGCCCTTGCCGCGGAAATAATCATGGATCGTCCGCATATTGCCGGCCGCCGCGGTAGGCCCCTTGGGGACCGTCAAAGGTGAGGACCCTATACCGCTGCCACCGCTGCCACCGCGGCGCCCGCCGCCGCCAAGTCCGCCCTCACCCTCCATACGTTCCAACGTGTCGCCGATCCGCTTGAGGTCTTCGCCCATTTCCTTTTGCGTTTCATCAACCATGCCGGGCGGATGATACCAGCGTGACGGGTTCCAACTCACGTAGCTCTTGCCGGGTCCGAGATCCCCGGTCGGCACGCCGGGACCGGCGAACTGATTGCCAGTAGGCCTGCCGGCGTCACTGTGTTGGCGTTGGCGCTCGCTTTCACGCCGCACGTCTTCCGGCCCGTGGAGCAACCTATCACCGAGGCCGTGGAGCCCCCGCTGCAACCAAGAGCCTTCCCATGCGCGGCTGATGACACCCGGCCGCTCATTGTATCCTTTGCGGTAAACTTCCTTTTCCGCATCAGATAGCTTTGACCAGTCCTTTCCGGCCTTCTCGGCCAGGTCTTTCGGCCCCATATCGGCCTGCGCCGTGCTGCCACTAAGAGCCAGCGGTGACGCGAGCACGGCCGCGGTCCCCGCCGCACTAGCCACACCGCCAAGCCCAAGCAACCGGAGGACCCAGGCCGCGGGCTTCAGTAGCGCGATGGCGCCAACGGCGGAGCCGATTTCCGTGATGCTCTTTGCCGTTTCCTTGTTGGCCTCAATCCAGGTGGAGCTTGCGGAGACGGCCTTGGTAATCGTGCCTGACCAACTATCGAGAATTTTGTTGTAGATACCTTCCAAGTCCAGGCTTAGCCGATCCCATGACTCCATCAGTGCCGTGGCGTGCGCGGCTTGATCCTTCGTAATGTTCGCGCCGGTGGCGTCTGCGTCCTTTTGGAACTTTTGGTAATTATCAAGCAGTGGTATAAGCGCGCGGTCCCAACCAAGCGCATCTAAGATCAACTGTTTGGTATGCGGATCGCCAACCTTCTTCAGTGCCTCCGCAACCTCGGCAAATGCCGCGGCGGTATTCTTCACGTGGCCAGGTGCGCCCGGGTCAATCTTCAGCACGTCCCGGAGGATGTGCACGGCGGCAGGGTCAGTATTCCACGCGGCGCCGTAGAGTTTTTCCTGCAACGCCGCGAGCGCACCCGTCATCGCCTCCGCTGGCACGCCAGCTAGTCGCGCCGCGTTCTGTAGACGGCTCAAGGCCTCCACCGGCAGTTGGAGCCGGTATGCCATGTTGGTCATGCTCTGACCGAAGGCGCCCCACCGGCGCGTGAGCTCCACGACGCCGGCAACAGTCAATGGCGCGATCAGTGCGCCAAGCGAGCTCCCGGTTTGGTCAATCGCGCGGAATGTGTCCGTCGCGGTCCGACGAAGGCCCTGCATGCCTTCATTGAGTTTGTTGATCCCGGATACTTCACCGAACTTTTCCAGTGCCTTGCCGGTCCGCTCACCGGAGGCGGTGAGGGATTGAATACCCTTGTTGAGCTTGTCGATTACCGCACTGGCGCCGCTGTCCGTGGCGCTGATCGAAATGCCGAAGCCGGACCTACCAGACATTTTCGGCCCTCCGCACTGCGGGGATCAGCGCGCGCCAGGCGATGAGCTCCGGGAGCGGCAGGTGGAGCGCCCATAGCAAGCCCTCACCGTAGAAGCGCCCGACCACGGCCGCCGCCGCCGCCAGGCCGCTATCCGCCACCGCGAGGCGGAGGACCGGCATCGGCGCGAAGGCGAACGGGATGCGCTCTAGCGCAACGCGGCGACGCGAGCCCGGCGCCAGATTTCCAAAGGGACCGGCAACGGAGCTCCGGCGAAGCTGTCCATATAGTCCGCCATCTGGCCGATGATCCACGCCGGCAACAGGATCGCGGCCTCATAGGGGATGGCGTCGCCACTGACGGCACAGATCAGCCGCACGGTCATATCAAGCGGCGCGGTGCCCGGGAGCGCGTTGGCTTTCAGGACCTCCGCCGCAGTCGGCGCCCGGAGCGTCAATGACGTGTAGGAAGCGGAACCGAATTGGATCGGCGAGGGAAATGTCCAGGTGACGGGCTCGGGAGGCGCTTGGTAAGCCGGCAGGTCATCCGCCGCCGGCGTGGCGAGGACCGCTGTATCCATCATGCGTTACCGAGCTCAGTGACCGTCCCGGCGGTGCCCTCAAAACGAAAATCAAACGTCCCATCCGCTCCACTGACGCCAGGACGGCCGACGAACCAAAGATTATGACCCACGACCTGCTTCCCGTTCGCCAACTGCACGACCACGGTTGCATTGGTCAGTCCGACGAAGCCGGTGACGTTGACGTTTTGACTGTCACGGAACTTACCGCTGATGTAGGGCGAGATTGGCGTCTCACGGTAGCCGTCCACACCGGAGAGGGATGTCATGGTTTCCCGTTGGATCGTGCCCGGGTCCCACGCAAACTCAGTAACGGCGAACATGCTTCCATTTACCGAGAAGCTAGTCACACCTGCAACTCTGCGATTGGTTGGGGTAGACGGTGCGAGTGTTCCTGACATGACCTTGCCTTTTCAATCCTAGGAGACGGACACTAGAACTTTCGGCGCGCTGGCCGGATCAGGCGGCGGCGGCACTGGCACGCCGCCCGCTTGATTGCAGGCTTGATCTACCGTTGCCTTGGTCGCTCCGGTGGCAATGACTGCCATCGGCGCCACCGGCGCCGCATAGGCTGACACGGCAACATTCACCACCGCGACGATCAGCGCGCCACCGCCGTTTGTCTGTAATTTGCAGAAGAGTTGCCCGGGCGGAGTATCGAGTGCTGAAGTCATCTGCCCTTGTTGCGCCGTGGAGCACGCCACCGCCAGGACACACGTGAGCAATGCTAGGCGCATTATTACCTACTCGTTACGTGCTTTGACGGAACTGTATTAAAGCCGCAATCTGTATTACTTGGTCACTGAAGTCGAACGGCAAGAACAACTGCACCTGCCCTTTTGAACCAGGTTGAGCGTAGCCGTTGCGCGAGAATGTCTGAAGGTTCTGCACAATGAAGATGCTCGTCAGGTAGGAGTAATAGCCGCACACCGCTTGAAAGATCAGTGACGGCGTTGTGGCGGGAGCTCCCATGGGGATGCTCGTGCCGTCCGCGACCAGGATGCGCCCGGGCTGAATGAACTCACTCGCGAGGCGGGCCGCGATGTAGCGTGCCGCATAGGCCGCCTGGAAGAGCAGGTTCGTGTTGAGGTAGGAGTCGTCAAAGCTCCCTGCTGCGTTTTTCTGATACATCGTCACGGAGCGGTCGATCCGGCACTGTCCGGCGGAGTCGACGTAGAATGTCGAGATGCCATCCCATAGCAAGGTGTTTCGGTTGCCAATCGAGTCCTGCGAGGCCAGCGGAGGCGCGAGCAGGTTTAGGGATTGCTCCGCCACGCCTTGCGCGGGATTGACCCGGAGGCGCGCCGCGTGCGCGCCGGCGAAGTCCGCCGCTGCAATATAGATCGGCGTCGGGGAATCGTAATAGCCGAGGCAGGTGACGTGCTGACTGTTGCGCGTGTTGCCGAACGTCGCACGGGTCCCCACCGTGCCGCGCGTGGCAGTAAAGGCGTGACCGTAGAGCATTTGAACCGCGCTCCACCGGCCGCTTTGATCGGATAGCAGGCCCTCCACCGCGATCATTGATACCGCGTCCGTGTAGGGGAACACGATGAAATCGAAAGGCTGCGTCCCGAGGTTGGCGAAAGCCGTGGTGAATGTTGGGTTGGTCGTGCCGGCAACGCCGGCGGCGACCGCGGCCGTGATGCCGGCCGGCAGGACCTCCCCGTTAGCGATCCCGTAGTAATTCACGCGAACATCCATGTCCGCGACGGCCAGGCCCTTGTGGTCGGATGTCAGGGTTATGATCGGCCCGGCGGCGGAGGCGGTGACCGGGACGGCCGCGGCATTGACGGCGAGCAGGACGTTGCCGGCGACGACGGCGGCAGTGTCCCCGCTGTTGACGGCAACCGGGAGCGGCACGCCGTTGATATAGAGCGCGAGCGTGCCGGCGCCGGTAGCGGTCCCGCCGAGTGTCAAAGTCTGCGTGCCGGCTACGCCGGCGCCCGCGTCCTGCACCGGCAGTATCCAAACCTCGCCATACTGATCCTGCAACCGATAGGCGGCATACATCAGCGCCAGCATGGAGAACGGGCCGCAAAGTGCGTTGACCTGATCTTGGCTGTAGGCCAACACGGGGACGTTCGGGACGGCACTCCCGGACGCCAGAATTTGCCCCACGATGAGCGCGCGCATGTTTTGCGGCGCGGTGTTCGCTTGGCTTGGATCGAACTCCGCATAGACGCCACTCGGGCGCCAGGACATTGCGGGAAAGTATTTGAACCCGAGCGCGGCCATGATGCGGTCCCCTTATGCTTTGTCTGACGGCGCGGCCGGCTCTTGCTCCGGCTCCGGAGCGGCCGGCGGTTTCGCCTCGATGATGTCCCCTTCAAGCAAGCGCTTGTGCCAGTAGAGGTCATTGTCCGGCACGTGGCGGCCCTCTGCCGGCATGACCTGGCCGCTGACAGGGTCGCGCACGATCAGATGGTCCGGAGCCTCCGGCGTCTTCAGGTGCTCCGGACGTGGCGCGGGTTTGACATACATGGTGGAGCTCCGTTTAGGGGGTCACGGCGGCACAAGAACGTCGAAGGTAATGACCGGCACAGCAGGCGCGTTAACGGCGACCGTGATGGTGCCTTGCGCGTCCCTCAGCGGATCGCCACGGAGCGGGAAGCCGTCCGCGTCAGTCAGTGTGAGTTCCAACGTGAATTCAAATTGCCAGAAAAGCCGCGCGCGGTCAAAGTCGAGCAGGTGCCCGCCGCCATAGCTGAAGCCCTGACGCGCCCGCCCCGTGAGCTCCGGCGGAAGCCAGGTGAGCAGCGCTGCCCATAGCGCGCCCCGCATATCATCCGTCTGATTCGTGCCGGCGAAGCCGGTCCGGCGGTCCGCGTCCCCGTTGGTCGTGTTGTCAAACTCCACGACAACGCCCATGCGCTCCGTGACCAACTGTTGAAGCCCGGGTTGCTGGTCATTGTCCGTGACCGCATCCTCAAGGCGGAGAATGAAGGCGGACGGAAGCGCCAGGTTGACGGTGCTTTCCAGACCGGCGGCGAAGTCAGCCGCCCCGGACACGCGTCCGCCGAGCGCCGGGCAATAGGTGCGGACCTGGTCGATGACGGTGACGAGATTCATTTCTGGCGTTTGAACGCAATACCCTGGATCACGGCGTCCCGGACGCGGACGCTGATCGAATCGCCCTTTTGCTCCATGGCGACGGAGAGGAACGGCCGCGGCGCCATCTGCCGCCGGCCGACCACTTGCATCAGCACGTATTTGCCACGCCGGCCGCTGACCCGTTTGCGGACGTTGCGTGAGCCCTTCGCGCCCCCGCCGCCTTGCGCGCCGGTTTCCAGGAATCGGCTGTAGAACATCGCATCAATGATCCGCACGGAAAGCCCTTTCGAGCGCGTCTGGACGCGGATGGAGCTCGCCAGCGCTCCCGTCCGGGAAACCGGCGGTGAGCCCGCCACGGACGCGCTGTAGCGGCCTCCGCCGGGCTTTGAGTAGGTTCGCCCCCCGCCGCTCGCGTTCCGGATCATGGAGCGCGCCAGCGCGGCGACTTCAGCGCCAGCGCTCCGGAGAACCTTACGAAGCGCGGCCCGGTCGTAACTCAGGGTATAGGCGGGGACGACGATCTTGAGGCCGGAGGCCATGGGTCACGCTCCCCCGGCAAGCGTCCGTAACGCGTCGATTCCCACCGCCAGGCGTCCAGCGATGTCACTTACCTGCTTACGAACATCCTCCGGCACACTGCCGTTGAGTGCCACGAGTTCAAGTCGATAGGCGTCACTGCCTAGCCGTTCTAGGCCGGCAATGAGTTGGTCAGATAGCTCACTCATGGCCTAGGCCTCATTCCCGCTTTTCCAATTCACACTCAAGATCGCTCCACCGGAGCCCGGCCGTGCTGTCCTCTTTGACGCGGCGGATTCGATAGGTTTCCGTCCGGATCGTGCCGTCCGGGCGGCGGAGCTCCCGGATCAACACGTGTGTCGTGTCAATCCAGTCCATCCAACGGAGCCGGACCCTATGAGTGATCGGCGTATCCACTTGAACGCCGGAGTAGAACGTCAGCGCGCCAACCGGCTCAATTTGAGCCCACACGGAGGCCAGGTTGGTCAAGGTTTCCGAGATCCCGCCACCGGCCGCGGCGGCTTGGTTTCGCTCCGCGATGGTGACGGGATGCCGAAGTTGGCCGATTTCAAACGGGTCCGCCATTACCAGAAGGACCCTTCTTCAGCGGCCGTGAGCCGCCGCTCCACGTCACGGACATACCGCAATAGGTGGCGCGCCAGATCACGGTCGATCATGATGACGGCAGGATAGGTGTCCGCCATGATAGTCGCCTCAAATTCCGCCAGGTGCGGCGGTGGCGGCACGTCCGACACCTCCATGCCGGAGGGTTATGCCGTCGGCGCTGACGGCGTGTTCGCCGTGACGGCGCCGGCAAGGCCGGTCGTGTTGGCGGCGAGCGCGTCGCCAAGCGCTGTGATGGCCGCCAGTTGCGTCGGGGACGCGCCGGCTGCAACCGCCTTGCTGACCGCATCAGAAATCATGCCCGGGATACCGTTCATGAGCGTGACAGCGGATTGCGATTCGCTCGTGTTTGCGGCGACCTTGGATTGCAGGTCCGCAATATCAGCGTCGAGTTGGCTTTGAGTTGCCGACATAGTTTCGATGTCCTTTCGTAAGTCATTGACCGCAGCGGTGAGAGCGGCAAGCGCATCAACGGAGGCCGCGGATTGCTCCGTGATAATCAGCGGATCAAAGTGCACGTAATGGTCAACTCGCATGGCGTCTCAATCCTCCCGGAGCGGTGAGCCATGCAGGACGGTATCTGCCGGGAGCTCCCACTCTTTCGCCGGCAGGTGCTCCCACCTGGCGAAGCGTCGGCGCGGCGGCCCGGCCTCCAAACGCAAGATCATTAGCAGAACCGTTGCCGGGTCCTCACGCTTGAATTCCGGCATGTCCGGACCCTCGATCAGCAGGTGGATCACTGAGCGGTCCCCCGCCCGGTCCTCCCCGACGATGGCATGGCCTGGCGGGAGCAAGGCGCGGACCTCTGTCGGCAAGTCAGCGGCGACGGGCAGGACGCCGAGGCGCGGTGCCGTCATGGGGAACACTCCATCAATGAAGAGAGGACGGCGGGACCGCGGCAGTCCCGCCGCCTCCATCAGCTGCAAATCGGGCAATGAACCGAAAGCAGGCTGATCCGGTCGGCTAGGTCCAGAACAGGCGATACGGCGTCAGCAACCATTGAACCGCGTCCGGGAGCTCCGCCACCGCATCACCCCGGTGTTCATAGAGGAACGCGAAGGTGAGCAGGATCGCCTGAATGATCGGTTGCGGGATGGCGGTCCCGTCCGGATAGCCGGCGATGAACTCCACGGCCAGGTGCGCCATGTTCACCTGGCAGAGCGCGCGGCCGTCCGCGAGGACTGTTTGCGGACCGAACCGCAACCATTGCGGTGAGATCAACAGGTCCGTGGCGTAGCCGTTCAACAAGGTCGGCGGCGGAATCGGGAGCGCGGCCGGCGCAATGGTGGAGGCGTTGCCGAGCAGGTCCGTGACGGTAACGCTGTTCACGGCTTGCACTGGCGCGCGCGGGAAGATCAAAGGCCGTCCGCGGCGGTAATAGTGCCACTCAACGGGCCGGAGCGGGTTCTCCGGTTGTTCCAACCATGTGAGTGTCTGCGTGACCAGTGCGCGTGAGGTATGCGCCTCCACCATGACGCGCGCCGCGGTCAAATAGCCGTCGATCAGCGTGTCATCAGAATCATGGAAGATGCGCGCGTGTTGCTTGGCAACTTCCCGTGTGACCGGCTCGTTCGTGGGAGGCGTTTTGATGGTCACCGCGCGCTGCATCTAGCGCCGCTCCGGCTGGCCTGGCGGTGAAGCTCCGCCCTTACGGCCCGACTTGCGTTGCGCCTTCAGCGCCTCGCGCGTTGCCTTGCCCTTGCCCTTCTTGGTCAGGTAGCGGGAGGACCGCATCATGCGGTCCTCATAGTCCCCGCCCTTCATTGTCAGATGTCGGTATAGGTGTTGATCGGCGTTGCACCCTGGAAGCTGCCGAGCACGTGGAGTTGCGCCTCAGTGATGTTCAAGGCGTTTGACGCGCCGGTGCTCAAGCTGATGCAGTCAAACCCGTTGGCCAGGTCCATGCAGGATTCCGGCGTTATCTCAAAGACCACGAGTTTGTCCGTCAGGCCGGCGTCCGTCGTGTAGGTAGCCGCGGCGGTCCGTGCGGCGAGCGTATCATTCGTCGCGGTGTTGAGGTTTGACCAGATCGGCACGGCGGTCACGGCCTTGCCGGAGGCGCCGGCGACGTTGGTTGCCTGCATCACGGAAAGCTGCACGGTGTTCGCGGCGCCTTGGTTGATATGCGCGACGATGTAGGCCTTGAGCGCGTTGCGGAGCGAGCGGAACGGAGCCGCACGCCCCGCGGCATCCGCGGCCGGTGCCAAGAGCATGACGGGCGGGATTTGTGCGACCAGTGAGAATTGCCGAGCCATTTGACTGTTACTCCTACCGCCCCCCAAAGCGGCAAATTGAAAACGGCGCGATGGGGAGCCGCGCCGGCGTCAGTCAAAGTATTGCGGGAAGCGGCGCCAGGCGCGCCGGATTCAGCGTGTGGCCAGCGTGATGAACGGGCTCTTGGTTGCGCCCTTGGCCGGCGTTAACGGCAAATACCACATCGGCTTGCCATCGACGCGATACGTGATGCGGAAAACCATTTCATCAGTGTTGAAGGCCACGTGCACGCTCGTTGCGGCCTGGACGCCGTTTTTATCAACGAGCGTGTATTGCGACAGGTCCGCGAGCATCACGTCCCCCTCCGTGGAGAGCGCGTTGGCATACTCAGTGAAGATCACTTCGCGGCCCATCAAGGTCCCGTAGGGAGCTCCGGACAGTCCGCCCGGCGGCATGTAAACCAACTGACCGCCGGCGGTGCTGACGCCGACACTCATGCCCATCAACTGAGGTAGAACGTCCTGTTGCATATACCACTTCGCGTTTGACATGCTCCGCGCCCAGAGACGCGACCACATATTCATGGCGTTGGAAGCCGTGAACGTGCCGGTGAGCTGGCCGCTATCCTTCGCCACGGCGATCTTGGCGCCGCTCCCCATGATCCCGAGCGGCATACCGGCGCCGCTCCCCTCGAAAATGGCGTCCTCCGTCATCCAGACAATTTCCTCCGCGAAGGCCTGCGAAGCGATGCCGGTCAATGCGGTGCTGTCCTGAAGCAACTCATCAGTGACATACATCAGTGACATCATTTTCTTCAGGTCGAACTCCACGATGCGGAATTTCGGCCGCGACGGTGTGACGGTTGTCCCCTCCCCGATCCAGGTTGACGTGACGCCGCCCCAACGGGAGCCGGTGGCGCGGGACGTTTCATCAACGCCGGGGATTTTCAGGCCATTGGACCCGGCACTGATCGGGATTTTGTTCACCTCCGCCAACAGGTGCCCCATGTCGTGCGCGAGCATGAAGATGGCCGCGGCGAAATCCACTTGCACAAGGAAGCCGCCGCCGGTCGGATCGACCTCACTGGCGCCGGTTGGCGCACGGACGAGGCGCGGGTCCATATCAGTGCCCTTGCCGAGATAATACCGGGCAATGGATTGAAGCTGCTCGCCGAGGCTCCGGTAGTGCGTGTCACGTGCCGGCGTGAATTCAAGCCCCTTGCGCGCCAGCGCCAGGTAATCATCAAAGCCCCGGAGCTTGCCGCGGGCCGGCTCCATCGCGCGTATCTGCGTGAGGGTCCGCTCCATCGGGTTCGTTTCATCAACGGCGCCGAGGGAGCCGGTGGCGCCGGCAGGACGCGCCAGCGCCGCGCTGCGCCGCTGCGCCCGCTCAAGGTCCGCAATCTGGCGCTCAAGCGCGTCGATTGCCTTTTCCGCCTCGGCGAAATCCTTTGTGCCCGCCAGGTCAGGAAGCTCATCAACCGCCTTGCCGAGGGCCTGGCGGAGCGACGCGAGTGTAGCCATGACTTTGTCTCTCCTAATTGTCCGAAGCCTTGCCCAAGGGCGAAAAGGCGGAATGTGTCAGCCCCGCTCAGGCCGCTCGCCTGATCCGCGCGCGAAGCTCCGCAGCACGACGCAACTGCGCCGCCTTGTCAGCGTCATCCGGTTTATCGCCGTCCCCGTTGCCGCCGCCTCCGTTGCCGTTCCCGGAGTCGTCGTCACCGTCCCCGTTGCTGGCTCCCTCGTTGAGTGCTTCCACGACCGGCCCCATCAGGTCCATCGCCTTAGCGTAGTGACCCATCGCTTCCCCGAGGAATGACTTGCACGTTTTCATGGATTTGTGCGCGAGCCGGATGGCGTCATGGTGCTCCATCGGCAGGTCATCCGGGTCCGCCTCGCGGCGCACCGGCGCGGTCCCGCCGAGCAAGCGCAACAGAAGCGCCCGGAGCCGCTTCTCGTCGTCCGGCTTGTCATCCGGCTTATCGCCCGGGTCCTCCGCCTTGCCGTGGATCGCGCACTCGGACGCGTCTTTGAGGCCGCACTCCGCGTCCGCCTTGCGTCCGCATGTGGCTTGAACCTTGTCCTCCGGCGGCTTGTCATCCGGGTTCTCGTCATCCGCGCGGAGACGCGGCTTGCCTGGCGTCCGTTTTGTGGTCATGGCTGCATCCTTCCGTAGCTTCTCAAGGTCAGCACGTGGCAGGACGCTCATCCCGCCGCTGTCAAGCGTGCGTTCAGCCCATTCAAAGAGTGGACGGAGGTCAATACCTTTGTTCCGGGCCTCCAACAGTGCGTTCGGGTTGGCAGGAATCGGACACAAACTTATCTCAAGTAATTGTTGCATTTTGAAATCAATACCCCATCCTCGCTCTGGGTCATTCTCGACGAATGAGTATTCAACAGGAAGGAATCCCACTGAACACGCGCTGATAAACTTGCTGTCAACGAGACGAAATATCGTGTCGGCGAACGCATAAGTTTCGATTGGCGCGAACTCGATATCGCCCATTAACCGCTGGCCCTCGACCGCTACGTTGCTTGCCCTTCCTATCGGCGGGTCCATCGAGGAATGAGCCCACAACGCTACCGGGTTTAGTGTGAAATCAGTGAGGTCCCATCCTGCCGGGTCGATTGTGTCGCCCATTCTATCAATAGAACCGTCACTGAAACAAAACCGCTTCGTGCGGGACGCACCCTCTACATCCGCGGCAGGTTCCAGACTTACGCGAAAGACTGGCCTTGGGTCTCGCTTTGCCTTCGCATCCTTGCGGAATTGTTCGACGCTGATCAGGGCTGTCATGTCTTTCCTCTCGCGCGCAAAGGACCTCAGTCCGTCGGCGCCCCTAATTCTGATAGACGGGCGCGGAGCCTTTCAATCAAGCGGTCCTTTTGATAGTGGGTCATCCACCGATGCAATTTGGTATTTTGATGGCGTTCAAGTGCGGCCTCTGATTTTTCTGCCGCAGTTTTCACATCATGGCACTTTTTGCAGAGGGTTCTTAGGTTAGTCAGCGTAGTCCGGCCGCCCTTGAATACTGGAACTATATGATCGGTCTGCCAGGACTTAGGCGCCGTGAATTCAAGCGCTATTGAGCATTCCTCGCATCGCTTCCCTGCCCTCTCGAACAGCACCATGCGGAGAAACAGGCTGGATGCCCCTCTCGTATCGTATTCTTCCCCGTATCCCAATCTTGTGCGTCCGGTCGTGACACGAGAGTTGCGGCCTAGATATTCAAAAGCAATTCGTCTGTGTTTCGAGCACATAGGATGCTTTACATAGACGCCGCGCTTGAGCAGCACGGTTTTATGTTCTCGAAGTGGCTGCCCGTGCCGATCTACTCCGTCCGTGATACGACAAGGCAACATGATCACGCATCCGGGCCAGCAACACCTAACCTCTGATAGGCCGTAAGTGTCCTTGCAAGATCGAGAACAGAAGGTCCTCTTGCGCACTTGACTTGTGGTCCGTTCAACGGGCGTTCCGCAGTGAAGGCAGGTAAGGCGTATCCTTTTGCTTCTCTCTGCCTTTCCTCGGCATTGTCTAGAGCAGAACCATCCTCCGCTGCTTGGATGCAGTCTTGCGGGAGTGTTGTTCCTATTGAGTCTCCGTTTCTTGCGCCAATGTAGTCTGCCGCAATGATCACATGGCACTTTAGCCCCGGTGCGGGACCTGACTCGAAGGGATGGGACTTCATCACAGCGCAAGTCGAGCGTAAGTTGCAACGCAGCCATTGCCTCGCTCCGTATAAGCGGGTTGATCGGTCAGGACTGGCGCGGTGTCTCACCACCGCGTCAGTCCGTAGGAATGTTGGGATAGCGTATGCTAAGCCGCCTGTGAGGCCGCCTGGCGGTCCGCTTCCACCTGCGCCGCGGCGGTGATGCGGTCCGCCTCCGCCTGCGCCAGTGCGGTTTTACGATCCTTTTCCGCCTGCGCTGCGATGCGCTCCGCCTCTTCCTGGATTGCCTTCGTCTCCGCGTCCGCCTTTGCCGCGGCATCATCCGCGGCCTTCGCGTCCGCCTCTGCCTTTGCGGCAACGGTATCCGGACACAGATGCAACCGCATGATATTCACCAGATGCACGACGGCCGCGGCCACGGAGCGCACGTCACCGTCACGTCCGCCGGCTAGCGCGTTATCCACGTGCCCGAACGCATCATGCAATGCGTCCTGCTTGGGATCAGTTTTGACGGCCTTCTGGCGGTCAGCGGCTTCTTTGTCGGCGGCCGTGCGGTCAGCGGCCTGTTTGTCAGCGGCGGCTTTCGTATCACTCATAGCTCACTCCTTCAGTTGGTTGGCGCCGGCTCTTCGCCAGGGAGCTTGTCCGCGTCCCCGTCCCCGCCCTGGCCTGGTGAGCCCGTTTGATCACTGCCCGATGCACCGCCGGCGGGCTTTTCCGGCGGCTCCCATCCGAGCGGTGCGAGGTTGGTTGGTTGCAACACGTCGTCACCGTGCTCTTGCTCCGGCAGGCCTTCCGAGCGTCTTGCTTCATTGACGGCCATCCACGGCGCGCCGACGCTTTGACGATAAGCCGTGAAGCGCGTTTGAATGTCTGCACGCAACCAATGCGAATAGTCCCAAAATATGAAGGTGTCGTCTCCGTCTATGTCGAATTGCCGTTCCAGCGATGCCTTCCACCGTTCACAGTATCCAGACATCGGGCCGTTGAGATATTCCTGGCCTTGCTGCACAAGCGACGGACCGCTGTCAGCGCCCATGATGCCGAGCTTGTAAGGCGGGAGGCCGAACACGCGTGCGACCTCACGAAGCTGAAACTCCCGGGACGCCATGAATTCGGCATCGACCATGCTCATGCCGAGTTGCTGCCATTTGAGGCCGTATTCCAGGACCGCCGTCCGCCCGGCCGAGCGCGGGCCGGCGTAGTTTTTCTCCCAAGCGCTCTTCAGGTCCTTCCGCGCGTCATCCGGCAGGCTTTTGTCGGTGGAGAGGTAGCCGGCAAGCCGCGTCCCCTGGCCGGCGAAGCGGCTATGGTGCTCCGCCAGGCTCATGCCGAGGCCTATGGGCTCGCGGCCTAGGCTGATGCGGGAGCTCCCCATCAACGAATGAAAGAACTGCATCCATCGCAGATGCAGTATGTCCTCAGACGGAATGAGCGATGGCATGGAACGCAGCATTGCCATTTCATGCAAGCCGTTGCGCGTGACCAGGTAGAAGTAATCGCCGTTCGGCGCCTCCCAAAGCATGACCCGGTCGGGATGGATCGGCACGAGGGAAAGAGGTTCCCCGCGTCCGTTCCGCACTATGACTGAATAGGCGTTGCCCCGGAGGACAAGCGCCGCCTGCATCATTTCCTTCCACTCAAAGCCCGTTTGATAATCGTTCGGCTTCTTGAGTAGCTTGTGGAGCACGTGGTCCGTCGCAGGCTCTTTGCCGCCGTCATCCCGGCGGCGGTATACACCTACTGGGATTTTCGCCAGGTCCTCCGCCAGTATCGACACGGCCGCCATGACCGGCCCGTGATGCATTGCGGACCATGAATTGACCGGAGCTCCGGCCTCTGACATGCCCCACTCGCCAAATCCGTCCGGGAGCCCGGAGCCGTTATCGTCCGCGTCTTTGCCAAGAATCGCGTCTGCGATCCGGGACCAATAACCTGCCATCGGCCTGGCCCTCCATCACACGATCAGCAGGCCGCGACCGTCCCCGTATGGTATTTCCTCCCGCGCGGTCATCGCGCGGCCCAACGTCATGATGAGCGCAATCGCGCCGTCGATCTTTTGTTCCGGCCGATTTTTCCGGGGATAGACGTTGCCGCGCGCGTCATAGTGACCGACCACGTTGCCGATGCACCATTCCAGGACCGGATTGCCGTCATGCTCAATCCTGGCCGCCTGCATGGCCGCGTCGAGCTCTTTGGTCGGTTCCGAGAAATTCTGCGTGGTCGGCCGGAACTCGATGACCGGCACACCTTGCGCGCTGAGCCGCTGCGCCAACTGTGTTGCGCTCCACGGGTCATAGGCCACGGAGCCCACTTGGAACCGAGCGCAGTCTTCCAGAAGGTGCTCTTCAATGGTCGTGAAGTCGATTTCATTGCCAGGCGTGACAACCATGTGCCCACCGGCCGCCCATGCCGCATATTCCGCCTGGCGCGCCTCAAGTATGACCGCCTCCGGCGTGTAGTATCGGCCGAACGTGCTGTAGCGGAGTTGCCCGGTTTCCGGGTCCTCCCGCGAGAACGTCAGCTGCACGGCCGCCAGGTCCGTCTTTGCCGCCAAATCAACCGCGATGTCGCAGTGCTGCCCAACGAAGTCATCAAGCTTCAGCGGACGCGCGCACTCCCGCCAGGCCCGCATGGAGAACAACGCATCATCGGCGCCGACCCATAGGTTGAGATGACGGGTTTTGAACACCGACTCCTGCACCGGGTTGTTACGGGCCTGGCGCGCGATGGCGCGGATCGCGTCCGGTTGAACACTGACTCCCCAGTTCGGATTTGCCTTGACCCAGGTCCGCTCATCCCAGATGTCATCATCATCATCCGCGCAATGGATCAGCGCGAAGAGCCGCGGGTCCGCCTGGCGCCCCTCAAGCACGCGCACGGCGTAATTCCAGAGGCTCCGCCCGATCCCTGAATTGTTCGCCGTGGCGGTGCTGATCGAAATGAGCAGCGGATGGAGCCGCTTCCCCATGGCAGTGAGCAGCACGTCATAGACGTGTGACGTGCGGTGTGACGCTATCTCGTCGCAGACGGCCACGTGCACGTTCAACCCGTCCAAGGCCTTTGCGTCACTGGAAATCGGCACGAACTTGGAGGCGGAGCGCTGTTGAAATATCGCGTTGGTCAGGGTATCAACGCCATACTCGCTCCGGAACTCCGGGGAGCGTCGGACCATTTCTTGAGCGGTGTCGAATAGGATGCGTGCCTGTGAACGCGTGACGGCCGCGGCGTATCCTTCCGCTCCGCCCTCCCCTTCACAGAAGGTCAGATAGAGCGCCACCGGAGCGGCTAATGAAGTTTTTCCATTCCCTCTCGGAACAAATATCACCGCCTGGCGGAAGCGTCGCGCATCAGTGCCGCGCTCGTAGAAACCGAACAAATTGGCCATGATAAAGCATTGCCACGGCATCAAGATTAGCGCCTTGCCGGCGAGCGGACCCTTGATGTTCGGCAGTAAGGACGCGAACAGCATGGAGGCCTCGGCGGCACCGGCGCGGAACTCCCATTCACCGCGGCCCGCCTCCGCCTTCCGCAGATCACCTAGGAATCGGCGCGCCGCGGCGATGGCCAGCTTACAGGCCGGAATGTCCCCGCTCTCAAGCGAGGCCGCGTAGCGAATGCCCTTGATGACGCCCGGCGGATAGCCGGTTACGTCGATCGGTCGGCTACGGGAGCGGCGCGCCATGACCGCTAAGCGCTCTCACGGCCGCCTTGCAGGACCCGGAGCTTGTGCCACGGGGAGTCGTTCGGCACGGCCGCCCCGGGATTCGTCTCCGCCAGGCGCGGCCGTGCCGCCGGCGCGAAGCCCATTTCCGACGCGGCGCGGATCATGACTTGCGCCGCTTGGTTGATGATCGAGAGATATGGGCTCACCGATAGCTCCGGCATTTCTGCCGCCGGCGCCGGCGCGGCCTCACCGTCCTTCTTGGCGTCATCGTCCCCCTTCTTGGCCTTGGGAGGCGCTTTGCGCCGTAACATCATGAACGGTAGACGCGGGGAGCGCTTGTCGAGCATCGCTTGTGCTTCCGTGGCCCGCCGGTGGCGGTCCTCCGCCTCGCACCAGACGGTGAGCAAGCCGCGGTCGATCAAGCGGAGGATGCTTCGCGGCGCATGCTCAACGGCATAGCGCCAGGAAGCCGCCTGGCCGTCTGAGAGCCAGTCGGGCGGCTCTGCCAGCAAGTCCCCCGGCGCCTCCGGCTCCGGGCCGCGCTCACGCGCCCTAGTGACGTTCTCTGTGCCCTTCAATTTGAGTAGGGCCGCCGGTGTTGGTTTCCGTCCTGCCTTCATTTGTTGCACCGCTTCATTGCCGCGTGGATCGGTGCCATGCAGTGAGTGCCGCACATAAAAGCGTCAGTCGCATGGCATGATTAACGATTGATGTATGAATACCAACGGAACGTTGGTATAAGGGGGTGTTGCCGGCGATTGGCGCCGATGACGCGTTTAGGAGCTATCCGATGCTTGACAAACTCTCTGCCGCGCAACTGGTCAAAGTGTTCAACGCGGTGACGGACCGCGAGAAGCCGGTCCGCAAGTTTGAATCCCATGCGCGCGCCCTGGCGCTGACTATTGCGGAGCTTGACCGCATGAACGTCACGGCGCCGGTTGCCATGGCGCGAGCAGGCCTCGCGGTCCCGGTGAATGTACCGCTGGCGGCGCTCAAGAAGGCGGTAGCGGATGGCGTTGAGCGCCATGGCGCAGTCGTAGAAGTCCGCGCCGCGGCGTTTGTCCCCACGGCCATTGACGCGGTGAGCGGGAACATCGTGGAGCTCCGGTCACTGCATGGTCCGATCCGGACCGTTGAGGGTGATCCGGAAAAGGCCGCGGCCAAGATTGCCAAGGACTCGGTGAAGGAGCTCCGCCAGGCCCGGCTAGAGCGCGAGGCGGCCAAGGTTGCCAAGCGTGCCCGGACCCGCCTCGGCCACCTGGCCGCTCCCGCTCCGGCGAACTCAACCGGTCCTTTTCTTGGCATCGTTGGCCTAAAGCGCCCGAGTGAGGCGCCCGCCACGCCGGCTCCGGCGTCAAAGCCCGTGTCATTAGCTGGCGCCGCTCAAGGCCTCACGCCCGAGCAAGATCGCCTGTTGATGGCGCTGATTGACTGCAAGGCACTGACGGACAAGCCGCTCAAAGAGCGGGCCGGCGTTTGGGTCAAATACAAGGCCATCCACGATAGCAACACGCCGCACAACCTGGCCAAAGGTCAGTTGCCCGGTTTGACCGGTGCACTCCGCCGCCGCGGTATGATAGAACTCCGCGGTAACAGCGCGAACGGTGAGGTTTGCGTGACCACAACCGGATTGGAGGCGCCGCCTTGGAAATAGCAGAGCTACCGGAAATCGTTGAGCTGCGGGAGGCCGTCAAAGGCCTCCCGTTCCGATTCGCTAAGACCATGCCGGAGGTTCCCCATTGGTATATCATGCGGAGCCCGGAGATTGAGGCGGTCTATGTCCGCCTGTTCCATGCCATCCATCAGCACGGCTACACCGGCACCTTTCGCGGCCGGAAGAACAAGTATTTGGAGCTCGGCGACGGCTTCAAGTATTGGGCCATGACGACCAATCTCGCGATCAGCAAAATCATCAACCGGGACATCCCGGTAAAGCCGGAGGACTTCGCAAAGCCCGAGGGCGGCGACGCTGCGGCCTAGGTGCGATTGGTCGGCGCGTAAGGCAGAATCACCATGGCCACCCCAAAGGTAATGGCGCCATAGAGAAAGCGGCCTTCAAGCGTGTGCATTATGGCCATCCCAAACCAAGTTCCGCCTACCATAAGGCGGTTGTCGTGAGAAAATAGTGAACGCACCATGTTGCACTAAGCCGGCACGAGATCCCGGCAGATTTGCAACAGGCGCTCCGCGGGCCGGTCCCCGAGCACCGTTTTGATAACCTTCGCCTCATCATCTGCGAACATCAGGTTGATGCGGTAGAACGTGCCATCCTTCCGGGCGAGCTCCCGCTCTTCCTCCGTGCGTGCCGTCGCCATTGCCGCTTCCTGGCGCCGCTGCACCTCAAGCGCATTCACTGACGCGGCGGATGTCTGGACAATCCCGGAGCCGTTCGTGTCGGTGGCGCGGTCCGTGATTTCCGCGTCCTCTGGCCGTTCCCCGGGCGCCCATGCCGTTGAGTATTCAGCGCCGGCCAGCGCGTCCGGAGCCGGCACGTCTGCGAGTAGCTTTTCAATCTCCGCGTCACTGAGCATCAGACTGTCCGCGGCCCACTCAAGCGCGCCGAGCTTTTCCAGGTCCCGGAGGACCTCCGCGGAGAGTTGCAGGTCCTCGGCGCCACGAGCTCGATTGTGACGGAGCGTGGCGATCCGCGCTTGCTCCGGGGACATGCTCACCAGCACGACCGGGAGCGTCGTCATGCCGAGATGCGCCGCGGCGCGCCAGCGGTGCTCCCCGTCAACAATGACCCGCGTCTCGCGTTGCACGATGACGGGTTGCGTGAAACCGTCCTCCCGCATGGAGCGCAGCAGAAGCTCAAAGTCCTTCTCTGACATCCGGTTGGGATTGTATTCGTTCGGCTTCACTGACTCGATTGGCACATACTCGATGACCAGCGTTTCCAGTGCCACGTTGGTTTTGATCGGCGGAGTTTTCTTTCCGGCGCGTTTCGCCATCTACAAGGGTCCTTCACGCTCGATGGTGCAACCTGCCGCCGCCAGGCGCGTCAGCGTGCACGACATGCGCCACGGCGAGAGCTCAAGCCCATGGAACGTGCGGCCCGCCGTAGCCACCGTGAAGGCGGTCAGGCCACGGCCGGTGCAAGGGTCCATTACGACGTCGCCGGGCCGCATGCAGGCCTTGAGCGCTGCCCCTGGCGTATCCTCGTCATCCATCCCGGCGAGCCCGTCCACGTCTGCGGCCGGACCCTGCCAGCGCAGATGCAGAAGCATGCAGGGATGCCGCCGGTAATAGGTGATCGGCCAGCGCCGGACGACCTCCCCGCCGTGGAGCTCCGCCAGGTCCATCAGATGCGGCGTGTTGGCGATCCCCATTTCCAGGAACACGTCACGGCGCGCCATCCGAACCACGGTGAGCAACTGATCCAGGAATTCGGTGAAGTTCACCTTACGCGGTATCCCGGCTTTCGATCGGAACGCGCCGGCGTTGCCGTCATTCCATGGCGGGTCGGAATAGACCAGGTCCGGAGCTCCGAACCGGTCAATGAGCCGGAGCCCATCCCCGGCCTCCAAATCCCCGCATGCGATCACGTGGTGATCAGCACGCCACACTTCGCCAGGTTGAACCGGATAGTTGAGGCCTCCGGTGGAGGCGTAATGCCAATTCATGACCAGGTCGGTGAGTGACCGCCCCAACTGCCCGCGCCGTGGCGGAAGAACTCCGGTTCCATCGCGCGGTTGCCGCCGATCCCTTGCGTCTTCAGTGCGAACGGGTCCCCGTTGTAAAGCGCCATCGCCAGCGAGCGCCAGGCGCCCATGTTGCCGACGCACATATAGCAAGGCTTCACGTCCGGGAACGGTGCCGTCGAGTGTTGGCCGTGGAGTGATAGCAGCGCGCGCATGACGTTCGTTGAGCGCTCCGCGATCCACGGCGCCGGCGCCTCCGTGATGCACTCCCGCATGAAGGTGTCATGCCAGGTTTCATCAATGCGCCGGTGCGGCATGACGGCGCGCGCGCCGAACTGCGATATGGTTTTGACGCCGGGGAGCCGGTCCTCCACCTTATCAAACCATCGCGGCCAGGCCTTCCGCGCCATCTCCAACAGATACACGGAAGCGGAGTTGAGCGTGGGCGGTGCGATCCGCATTTTCGACAGAGGGATGTTGAACCGGATCATGGTATTGTAGGCCTGATTAAAATCCCACTTGTTGTCACGGACCGCGCGCCACACGTCCGCGTCCTGCCAGTCATAGATCGGCCGGCAATTCCGGGTCCCCATGGCGTTCGGCTTGGTCAGGTGCCCGCCGGCGGCGAACACGCTGTAGCGCCGGTTTTGACTTTCACTCGCGCGGATACCAATGACCGCGTAAATGTCTTTACCTGGCGCCGTAGGATACGTCTGCCGCGTGATAATCCGCGTGATGTCGAGAGCGTCAATCCGGGTCGCACACTCCGGCGGTTGACGCACCCATTGGTCCGGGCGGAGCTCCGGGTCAAACACCCACCAATACGGCGCGCGCCGGTTGAATACGTTGACAATCGGTTGGTTGGCCACGCACCACCGGAAATCAACCTCGGGCCGCGCGGCGACCCGCTCCGCATATTCAAACGTCCCCGGGAGCATGACCTCTTCATCACGCATCGAGACGTGCACCGGGAGCCGATTGGTCATCCTGGCCGCCATGATGGCGAGCTCAAGGCACACTCCGGAGTCCTTGCCGGCGGAGAACGCCACGACCACGGTGTGCCCGCCAGCGTAGAGCTCATGGAGCCGCTGCAAGGCTTGCTCAAACACATCAAGCCCGGTCCGTGACCGCGACTTAGTCATGCCGGACGCGCGGCCTCAATGATGAGATAGCGACCGGCCTCCGGGAACCGTCGCGCTAGCAAGCCGTCAAAGCACAGCAGAGGCGTCGGCAGGATCGAGAACGCTGACAGGCGGATGGAGCCCGGATCAAAGCCGGCCACACGGAACCTCGTGATGGCTTGCCATGCGCTCCACGCGGCCGGCGCCAGGTGCACATGCAGGTCACCGGCACAGTCTGCGTTGCGGCGATACCACCGCGGCGCATAAACCATCACGAGGCACCGGCCGCCAGGCCGCAGAACACGATAAATCTCGCGGACTGCCCTTGCAGGTCCGGAGACGTAGGAGAGCGCGGAGAAGATCGAGATTACTCGCTCAAACTGTTCATCACCGAACGGCATGGCCTCCACGGAGGCCCGAAAGAACTCGGCGCCCGGATACTGTCGCGAGGCCTCCGCCAGCATGCCGGCTGACACGTCAATGCCGGAGTATCGCCACACCGGCCACGTGACCAGGCGCAATAGTGCGCCAGTGCCGCAACCGACATCCAAGAGCTGGCCCATGGAGCCGCGAAGGAACGGGCGGAGCCTGGCGGCCAAGAGCCGGTCCTCGGCGCAGCAACGACGCGAATGAAACACGCTGTCATAGCGTGGTGCGATGCCATCAAAGCCGCTGGCCACGAGCGCCGCGGCGACGGGCGGGTTTTGAATTTCGACTATCGCATCATTCACGCTTGCGGGTCCTCCACGCGCTGAGCGCCGCGCGGGTCAAGGCGGCCATACCCTTTCGCTTGGACATAGGCGCCGGAGGCGCCGACGCGGGCAATGCCGGTGATCGGGAACGCGCCGAGCAATGACCGGCCCCACACGCGCACGCGCTCCCCGACCTTGATCCCCTTGGCCTGCCAAACGGCCTCACCCTTGGCCCGGGACTCCGCCTTTGCGGTGGCGATCCACGCGGTGCGCCAGGCGGTATAGGCCTCGCTCAATCCGTGCTTGGCGTTGCACGCCATGCAGACGCCGCCCCAGGCGGTTTCCGGAGGGATCGGCGGGACGTTGGTATCAGCGGTCCGGCCGCAGTGCGCGCAAACGTCAATCCAGGTGCGGCGGGAGGCCATTACTCGGCCTCCACGCGGAGGCTGCGCTCAATGTCCGCCATGGCGTCAGCGGCGTCGTTCCACTTGCCGATGACCTCACCATTCAACGTGGCCTCATGTGCGCGGCGCCCCTTCTCGGCGCGATAGACGTGGAACTCACCGTCGGGACCCTTGGCATAGAAGCCGTTGTTTTTTGATGCGCGGCGCCAGGTCAACTTGGTTTCGGTGGTCATGTGCGTGTCTCCTTCTTACAGGAAACACTATACCAACATTCAGTTGGTATGTCATGCGTTATCAGCGCACGCTGGACACTCCGCCGATGCATAGCGATTAAACTGGCAATACCAATGGAATGTTGGTATGTTTCATTTGTCCGCCGGCGATTGGCGCCGGTGGCTTGAGGGAGTGCCTTCCATGGCCAAACTATCTGCCCACGGTCCCGAGTTTGCCCGTTACATCGGCAAGGGCGGCCGTTTGCTGAGCGCGCGCGAGGACGGCGTTGTGCTTTGCAAGTCCGTCTATGACCGGACCTGGAAACTGTTTGGCCACAAGAAGGCTGAGCTTACGTTGGCGGAGTGGCGCGCGCGCAAAGTTGCGTTTGTTGAATCACTGCCGGCGTGGCGCCGCGACGTGAAGTGCCTTCCTTCCATGGCGTGCCTGGAAGAATGGGTCAGTGACGGCGTCTGTGAAACTCCCACCGGCGACCGTGTCGAACCGGACGGCACGGGTCCGGACGGAGCTCCGTCCTGGCTGCTGATTTTCGGCATGATTTGAGAGAGGCTGGATGATTGCGCTGGACATACCAACGTTATGTTGGTATATTCCAATTGTTGCCGGCGAATAGGCGCCGGTGGCATTGAGGACCCTTCCCCATGACCTTTGAATTTGACACAGTCACCTACGTTTGGACCCACAGCCGCGAGCCTCGCGGTTATGGCGGTTGGGCCTTCTCCTTTGATGGCTCTGATCCGATTTGGGCTCCCTCAAGCACCTATAGCGCTGCGAAGGCTTGGATGCGGCGGACGATCAAGCAGATGGCGCCCAAGGGTTTCAACGGCTGCGTGGTGGTCCGGGTCCTGACCTGACCCGTGCCGTGCCGTGCCTGCCGCCGGCGATTGGCGCCGGCGGGATTTGAGGATTTCCCCATGACACAGAGCTCTATCCCGCCAGTGACGGCGGCGGAAATCGAAGCCTTCCGCGCCGCCCTTGAGGCAATGCTGGCCGCGCATCACACTACCAACCGGAATGTCGGCGCGCCTCCGCGCGTGCTGATAATGCCTGGCGCGCGCTACTCCCGGATCGTCGTGGAGGACAATCCATCAAGCCGATACGCTTATGGCTTCATCGAGATCGCCACCGGCAACCTGCTGAAGTCGGACGGTTGGAAGACGCCGGCACGCCATCCGCGCGGCAACCTCCACAACGCTGAGCCACTGTCAGGCTGCGGCCCGTATGGCATGACCTACCTCATGAGCGGGAAGCGGTGATGGAACTCAATGAAGAGATCGGCCGCCTTTTGGTCGAAATACAACGCACGCGCCGCCATCTCGAAATGATGCTAGCGACAACGTTGGGTCTGCTGGTCGCACACGTGGAGATCGGCAATATCACGCAAGCCTTGGAAACCTTGCGGTTGATGCGTGATTACTACCGCGCCCAAGCGGATAGCTGACGGAGGGCAAGATGATGCGTGATACAAAACTAATCCCGTTGACGGACGCGGAAATTGACGCGTTGCTTTCACTGACCCGCGGCCCGTGGAAGCCGGCTCCGGTTGAGCCGTTGAGCCGTGAGCACATTGCTCTGTTGTCCGCTGAGTTAAAACTGATGGAAGCCGTGTCATGATGCACTACACAGTGACGGTCACTGATTGGACGCAACCGCGAGGCTACCGCGGGAGCGGCCGTGGCTGGCGGGTCCGTTGTTTCGGCCTGCCGGACGATGATTTCAACGCACTCGGCCGCACGGTGTCCGAGCAGTTTTTTCGATCGCAGTCCGCGGCCGTGAAGGCGGCGAAGGACCTGGCGCGGCGCTACAGTGCCACGCTCAGCCTGCCGGAGTGACGGCTATGGTCAGGCTTCCAAAGGACCCGGAGAACTGGTCAGGCTGGCACGCGGACAAGTGTATTGAGGACGCGTGGCGCCTGTTCAAGCAGTACGATCAACGCGTTGACTTCGACAAGCCGCGGGAAGAGCAGGACGCGCTCTACCGCCCTTACCAGCTTGCCCGGCAACTCGCGGTTGACGTGGCAAACTACACGAGCTGGCGCCGGCGGGAGGCGGAGGCGCTACCCTGAAACATCAAACGGGAGGATTAGTGATGGGATTCGTATTCTGCATGGGTCCGTGCATCACGTGCCATCAAGTGTTTTCTTACAATCCGGTCCGTGTCCCGAGCACGACGGCGTTCACCGGGACGCGGGAGCCGGTGTGCCGGTCCTGCATGGACAAGATCAACGAGAAGCGTGCGGAGTTGGGCATGCCGGCGGTTGAGATATTCGATGACGCGTATGAACCGGCCGCGGAGGACGAGCTATGACCGTCCGGCCACGGAGCGCGGGAGGCGCCAACGTGCCCGAGCGCTGGCAAGAGCAGGTCGAATTCGACGTGACATTTGCCCGGCAAATCTTGCTCGATAAAGGCCAGGTCCTCCCGATGTTCATACTGCACCGGGCGGAGGGGCCGCTTGTGATCCCGGCACTGATGCTGCATGACAAGCAAAACTTCTATCGTGTGCTCCGGTTGCTCTGCGTCATCCATGATGCGGTCGCACTGTGCTCAATCGGTGAGGCGTGGATTCGTGATGTGGGGCAACTGCCCGGCGAGACTGACGCGGATCATAAACGGCGCGCCACGGAGCTCCCGCCAAGCAAGGCGTCAGATCGAAAAGAGGTCATATGGTGCATGTTGACTTGGCGTGATAACGCCACTGGCGAGCGGCGGACAATCCAGGACATGCGGGAGATTGAGCGGCGCGCCAGCGGCATGCCTACCGGCCTCCGGAAAGTCTCAATACACGGCGGGAGGGTCGAGGGTGAAATCATCAACATTCTGCCGGCCCGCCTGGCCACTGACGCCGAGAAGCGCGCGGCTCAAGCGCTCCTGGAAGAGTTGAAGGAAATGGGCTTGCAGGTGGAGCCGCTTGAGGTCCTGACGCGTCAGTAGCGCCAGTGCGGAAGGCCGCCGCCACCGAGCAGCAACACAACCAACACGATCAGCAGGATCAGCCCCAGGCCGCCGCCGGCGTAGTATGACGGTCCCCAACTGGCGCGTGACCCGTAACGGTATAGTCCCCCGCCTCCGCCGAATAGCAGGAACAACACGACGATAATCAGCAACAGGTCCATAAGCGGAGCTCCGTTTGATGCGCGCCGCAAGTTCACTGGACATACCAATGAAATGTTGGTATTATACTCACTGCCGCCGGCGATTGGCGCCGGTGGAACTTGTGGAGCCTCCAATGTCTGACAAATTGCCCGTCAACGCTGAGCCTGCCGCCCTCCCGGCCGACGAGCTCTGCACTGCCCTGGAAAACCGGGTCCTCGAAATGAACGGCCGCGGACGTGTGCCCTTTTGCTTCACGGCCACTATGGATCGCGGCGCTTATATCCTGTCCATAGTTATTGAAGGCGTGACCGGCCACTATCCTCTACCGGAACGGTTTGCATTCGGTGACGAGTCAACCATGCGGGCCGTGGCGGATTGGTTGAATGAGAAGCGCCTCAACCTGTCACCGGAAACCGCGGCGAGCCTCGTGCTGCGCTCCATGCGCCGCCAGGACCGGAGGGCCGGCCGGTGAAGGTCACGCGCGCCTTTGAGCCTATGGGCGACCGATACCGCTATGACTTCAAGCTGTGCCATTTCAGGGACGGCTGGGCTCAACTCGATACCAAGCAAGACGCTTGGTATTACGGCAACTGGATCAATCCCCTCACCCTCCGGCTTTGCTCATACGCTGAGGGCGATGTCGTGGTGACGGAGTGCGCTGATGCGGCGGAATTCGTGACCGCGGTCCGGGAGGCCTGTGAGTGGCAGAAGCAAGCCGGCTATTTCATTGGTATAGACGGCATGTGCTCCACGCCCATCATCGAGGCCGTCACCCGGATGGGTCTAGCGGAATATCTGCACTAGACTGAAAGCGGAACCGCCGGCGATTGGCGCCGGCGGAGCGCCGGAGAGAACCATGACAACGGACGAATTCCGCAGCACCTTGGACGCGCTGCAACTGTCACAAGGGGCATTGGCGCGCCTGCTCGGACACCTTGGGGACACCGCGGAGCCGCTTACGATCCGCCGACGCGTTGAGCGTTGGGCACAAGGCGCGACCACGGTCCCCGGGGAGGCCGCCGCACTGCTGAACCTGCTCGCGCAATTCCCCTACTTGCTGCGCCGGCTCCGCAAAGAGGGTTGGGAGTATCAGGGGTTCGGGACGGGGAGGCCGCCGGCATGAGCGACACCGGCCCGGACCATGACGCCGGCTGAGCGCCTTGCACGGGCCGTCTTACTGTTCCACCGCGGCGGACCATGGTCCCCCGAGGATAGAGCCGCGTGGGAGGCCCTGGCCGGCGCCACGGAGGCGACCACGGTAACGCTCTGTGACCTGGCGCGGCGGACCCTGGCGGAAATTGAAGGGCGCACCTGATGCCGCCCCGCATAGCACCGGATTATGAACTGGCCGGCGATCACATGAAGATGGTGGAGCACGATGACGGCTCCATGGAGCTCACATTCAACCGGGAGGCCTCCGGCCGAGTGTGCGGCACGTGCACACTCTGTTGCACGCTTGTCCCCGTCCCCGTCCCGCTCAACAAGGCCGCCGGCCAGCGGTGTCAGTATGCCCGCTTCGGCAAGGGTTGCTCGATCTACGCTGATCGTCCCGTCGCGTGCGCCACATGGGCCTGCCGGTGGCTCATTGACGAAACAACGGCGGGCCTCCGCCGCCCGGACCGCTCCCACTACGTGATCGACATGACCTTGGATTTCATCGTCCGGCAGAATGATGACGGGAGCTCCGCCAAGGTCCCCGTGATCCAGATATGGTGCGACCCGGCGCACCGGAACGCGCACCGGGACCCGGAGCTCCGCGCGTGGCTCGTGCGCCAGGCGGAGCGGTGGCGGTGCGCTGCACTCGTGCGCTTTGACAACCGGACCGGCATCGTCCTGGCCGCGCCGCCACTGTGCGAGGACGGCGCATGGCATGAGTTTGATGACCGGGTCATGATGCGGGAGGAAGAACACTCCCCGGAGGAAATTGAGGCGGTGGTCGGCGGGATGGTTGACCACGCTGCATCAGCGGGAGCGTAGCGCAATGGAAGGCGATGACTGGACACCTCCGCCGGGAATGACCAAGCGCACTTGCTCACTGTGCACACGGCCGTTCGCCACGCGTGACCGCGGCTCCGTTTGCCCGTCCTGCAAGGTGAGCTCCCGGCGGCGGAGCGCCAATCTTTCCGGGAGTCCGTTTGACCAAGGCGGTTCAACCGGACGACGCGCTAACGGGGAGCGCGGGACCCGCGGCTGACCGCCAGAGGTGGGAGCGCGGCAAGCGCGCACGAATGATGATCTCCGGCGTAGGCCTCGGGAAAAGCGGCAACTGACCGACTATCCGTGAGGCGCCCTTATGACGATTGCATCGGCGGCATAGCAACTGGACATTATCGTAAGTGCGCTCCGCTGCGGCAGAGGGACCGCATCGGAGACACCTGGCCGTTTCCATCGTCGCGGCAGGATTCCCGTCCTTGAGTTGTGTCAGCGCGATACATTTGC